CCTTTCCAACGGGATTTGTGTAAATTGGTGTTAGAAAAAAAAAAAAAAAAAAAAAAAAACAATACCATACTATTCCAACTACTATGCACACGTCTACACATAGGATTTGGAATAGACACCCCTACCCCCTAAAAACTCGCCTGACTGACTGACTGACTGGTTACCTGGAAAAGTCTAATCGCAATCTTGAGGATAGACACATGAACGACGAAGACCTTAAACGTATTTGTCAGGCTGTGCTTGATAAGCTAGCTAGTGGCGGTATGCCTGAGCGTGTTATCAAGGAGTACGCTCAGTATCGAGATGTAATGTATCTAATGATTCAAGCTGGATACATTGAAGGCATCCGCTACTCACGCAAAGTACTAGCTAGTATTCCTCCATCTGTTTAGTTGCCTTGACAATCAAGCGACAACTAGTTAGATTTGTGTAGTTGATGCGCGGCCCCGTGGGGGCGAGGGGCCGCAACTTACAATTATCCGTGAGTTTGTTATGAAGCTCGCCAATCCCCACGACTTTTTCATCGGCTTCGAGCTTGAATTTCATAACACGTCGCTTTCTGTTCACGACGCTAATCGTATAGTTGAGGATGCAACAAAGCTTGGTTGCAATGTGACTAGAGATGCTTGTGGAGGTGAGTTGCGTCTCAGTGGATACACTAGCAACGTCGATAGTATCATTCGTGAATTTCGCACAGCAAAGCAAGCTCTGAAGGAGCACGCTAATAAACTGTCTGTGCGCGAAGGTGCTACTATGGAGTTTGATTGGGTAGAATCTGATCGGCCCAATTACTCGCCACGAGGAATTCACATCCACATTTCGCACAGTAAGTATAGCTTTAATTGTGAGCGTTTTTTAGTTGGAGGCTATACTGATCCCGTAGCCTCGCGATTATACGATCGCGCCAATGTTTGGCGTCGTCGTCAGGAGTATACGCATCGTCGTATTGGATCAAAGTACTCCACGGTTCATGTGCATAGTGGTAAGCACCTTGAGTTTCGTTGCTTCAACGCAACCTTCAATACGCGAGGATTCTGTCATGCGCTGAATGAAGCTCTTACGGCAGCAGCCCAATTAGTCATCCTCTAACACTACAAGAATCTAAAATGCCTTACCAGTAAAATAAGTACCCAGCAAGGAACTCAGTTTAATGAGTTCAGTCTACTAGCTCGATAGTCGATAGTCGATACGTTATTTGCTTTCCCTTTCGGTGATGGTTAACCGACGTAATAACGTAAGCTAAGCTTCTATCCTGGCTAGCCATTAATGTAAGTTATTTTATTAAATTTGCAAAAGAACAAAATGAAATTAGACACTTTTGGATTTAACAATCCTATGAGTGTCTAATTTCATGCTGTACACGACACTCCGGAGTAGTGCATATGACAGTCTCGCTTTGGCAGCAGATTAGGGGCTCAGCAAAATTCATTGCTGTTCTTACGCTACTCATACTTTGCGCTAACATCTTATGGATGCGTATCCAGCAGCTCTTAGCTACAGTCTCCTTGCCTTAATTTGTTGTACAGCTATTTACATCATGGCAAAGGATGACTAATAATGTCGATGCCATATCGTCACTATCGCTTCGATAAGAAGAAAGAATTCTTAACGTGGTATCGTAACTGCACAGTGACGAATACAGAATACGCAATAACAATCTCGAAGGCAGCTTACATACGTAGAGATACATCAGGTTTCTCTCGTGATGAGGAGCGCTTTTTTCAAGACAATCTTACACCAGCAGAGTACGAGGCTATAATCAATGGCAATAGGAACACTCCGTCCGGTTAACTGCGTACTTAACGCAGCGAAAATGCTTTTACCTATTCGCGAAGCTGGTCAGAATCGCGGTAGGTTTGTTGAAGCAATCATTAAGTATGCAGGAGGTCAGCCAGGAGATCCTTGGTGCGCTGCTTTTGTATACTACGTTGGCCACAAAATGCTTGGTGTCGCTTGGCCACTACCAAAAACGCTAAGCTGTGACGAGCTACTTGCATATGCAATTAAGCATGAGTTCCTTGTTGATGTACCATATCCGGGCTGCTTATTTCTTGTGATGAAGTCGTCTACGGATGCAACTCATGTCGGCTTTGTCGATACGCTATTGCCGAATAATAGATTCACAACAGTCGAGGGCAATAGTAACGATCGTGGTATTCGTGATGGAGACGGTACAGTTAGTAATGTGCGTGATATTAACGGACCCACCACGTATAGGTTTATTGCGTGGAATCTTTAGTAGTATTAGCTTCTTCGTCTAATGGTAAGACGACAGACTTTGACTCTGTAGACAATGGTTCGATTCCATTAGAAGCTATGATGAAGTTTTGAAAGAACTTAACAAGGAGCACTAAGATGCTAAGGAGAAAATTGCATTTCGTCCGACTTGATGGAGAAATTTGTGATAGCTCCCTTCACAGATGTGCCAAAAATGTTTTCATTGGCTACTGTCCTGAGATGGATCAAGTCGGATACTTTTATGATTATAAAGTGTCTGATTTCGTCGAACCCTCTTACCTTATGGATGAACATCCATTCAAAGATATAAGTCTCAACTTAGATCGTGTTCACTGGGTAGAAATCAAACACGAGGTAACACAATGAATCTCACAATCTGGGAGCAATCAATACATATGATTATTACTCACTACAAGGCACAGTAAGACGAATCTTTGCAAAAGTAGTGAGCGCCGCCCGGTCCCTGCGGGGGCGGCAGTAGTAAAAACACACAACGGAGAAAGTACAAGTATGGCTGACGCAGAGACGATCCTTGGTTACATCCGTCGTAATGTTACGCTGCCCGGTGACACGTTCATCACCGAGTACGGCAAGCTGACGGCTAAGGACAAGGAAGACTTGAAGGTGTGGGCAACTGCTGAGATGCAGTTGGTCGGCATCCCTATCAAGTAGTAGTTTCGTAGTGTGAGTAGTAAGGTACTATAATGTGGGTTCGATTCCCACCACACTACATCGTAATAACATCTACACACTAACACGCACATGGCTAAAAGATTACCTAAGGGCTACCTTACCATTAGACTTTTGGTGAATGGTAGTGACGTAATGGGCGGATTCACTTACGATCATGTGTTCACCTTCATCGCAGGAGTATTCTACGGCGTACATAATCGACTCATTGATTATGCCACAATGCAAGACATTCGAGAAGGAAAGCCAGTGAAGATTGGTACTCACGTATACCAAGTGACCAGTGACTAAGATCATTCATATTGTACGCTGCAACGAAACCTATCTTTATGTCGGTATCGACTTCAAGAAAGCAAAGCAAATCTTTCTTGATCGACTCGTTGCAAGTCGTGCGACAAGCGGACCTAACGAACAAAAGAAACTTCCTGTTGTACGCGAAAAGGCGCCACTCACCATTCCTATTTCGTATCCCGGTGGACTTGGCGCAATGCTAGAGATGACGCACCACGTTGTAGATCTGATTTAGTATGCGGTTAAGATACATTACAAAGTACTCGTTAGTAGAGTCAAATAAAGCATTAGCAGATAATGCAAATAAAATTGACTCATACTACGAAGATAATACATTCTCAGAAGCGAGACAGCGTATGTCAGCTATTAATCATGAGCGATGGATTATCACTGCATACGAAATTACGTTAGTCATTCAGTCTACAGTAGATTCCAAGTGAGCGCGTCCCCGACGGGGCGGGGGACGCAGTTTCTACCACTTGACAGTCGTCTGCCACTGAGCTATATTTAGTCACAAGCTGAGCAGCACACCACCACAAACAACCAGTAAGGAAAACAACAATGAAGTACGTTGCTGTTGACAAGGAGTATAAGGTTAAGACGGAGAATCACGGTGACGTTAAGCTTCCCGTGAATTTCTTCGAAGTTGCACAGTACGATACGCTCGATGAAATTATCGTTGCGTTGAATGGCGCTGAGAAGGTTGTTGAGTATCTCAATGGTTCTTTCCAGCAGGATGCGCTCAATAACGCTAAGGCTGTTGTTCGTAACGCACCGGAAGATGCGGATATGGACGAGACGCTTGCAAAGGCTCAGGCTTCTGCTCGCGACTACACGCCTTCCCTTGATCGTAATGCTGGTAAGGCTACGCTGCTCAAGGGTGTCGAGAACATTAAGCAGATTGCTGCGGCGCAGTCGCTTGATAATCTCTCGAAGGATGACCTGCTTGCGCTCATCCGTAACAACCTCAAGATCTAATCTTGAATTCAGTTTTCGATAGCTCTCTGAATCAAAACAAAAAAGCTATCATCCCCCTTCGTAAAGAGTGTACACGGTATCCAGTAAATAGAGATATACGCACACTCTAGCAGTATATTGGGCTGTCTTTGATAGGATTCTTTGGCCCTGATAAAGAAACTATCAGCACAGTGGCAATTCTGCGCTTAATAAATATAATTGCCTATCAACTGCGAGTGAATTTCTTGCAGCAGGATTCTTTCTAGCTTTCTTCCCTGAGACAAAGAAAGCTAACTCTAGCAAAGTGGCGCAATTGGTAGCGCACTTGGTTTGGGACCAAGGGGTTGCAGGTTCAAGTCCTGTCTTTGCTACTTGTAGTTAGTATGTTAGGTTAGACTGAGGGACGTGTGCCAGAGTCTTGCAAACTTGCGCAAGTAGGATATGCAGTCGTGATGCGGCTCATTACCCTACACGCTAATCCCGTCTGAGGTCTGCAAAGCCCGATCCAATATCAGATAGGCACATAACATACTAGCTACAACTCTTTCACTATAACAACATTATGGCAACCAATAACTATCTAGCTTTGATTGCACGTCATCGTGCGTTGCGAGATTTTACGACTGTACGTGTACGCTTTACGTCAGGAGGACAAAAGTCTTACATCTATCTTGTTCCTCGTTCATGGAAAGTTGTTATCGGAGATCAGCTCTTTGTTCTTGTCTCTGGTGTAACGCCAAATCTAGTTCATGTCGATGACGTAGATTGTAATCCTCAGCTAAGCCCAGATGTTATGTATGCGTATCGTTGGGCTGCTGCTAAGTTCGATCGTGCTGCATACGATCAGCTAAATAGCGATACTAATATTGCTGAGCAAGCAGTTGATATTGCAAAGCAGAATCTTCTTATCGCTCAGGTTGCGGACACTTACAAGCGCGCAATTAAGCCTGTCGCAACTGTCAGCAAAAAGCCAAAGCGCCAGCGTACGCGTCAGTAATAAGATATGCAGATCTGCAATAAATGGCAGTTAACCTCAAACGTCTTTGACATATGCGTTAACACACATAATTGTAGGTCTGCAACATTAAAGCGTGCTGTGTCGAATGTAACTTGGATTAGCTCAATTGGTAGAGCATTAGAATGCTAATCTAACTGTCATAGGTTCGATTCCTATATCCAGGTTGATGTTACCATATACACACGCTTGTACATTTGTTACTAGTGTTAGTGTTAGATGGAATAGCACGTTTAGTTGATGAGTCTCGGACGCCTTAACACTCCCGATTAAGGTGACTCACTACTAAAAAGATTAAGGGTTCAAATCCCTTCACTAGTAATCTGTTATGCTTGTGGCGTTTTCCCTAGGTTAAAATCAAACTAGCCTCTAGGGATATTACCCTTCTACAGCATAACACCTAGCATAGACAATTGTGTCGAACTATTCTGGTTGGATTAAATTTGGGATTTAACTCCCAGCCGAGAGACACACCATATACAATTGTCTTACCTCTGTAGGCTTCATGTGTCGCCATACCTAGATCAAAAATTCTTGAAAAATTAAACATCTAGGTATACAATATACACAGAAGTCTGCACTCGCATCACTATACCTTCGGAGACCATTATGGATGCTTACGAGGCATTTGCAAAAGATCTTAATACTCCAGTCTCTCAGCCTGTAGACTCCCGCCAGGTTGTTAATAGTACTGGTGGATTCGTACATGTTGTCGATCACTGGACGAGGTATAAGCGATTCCTTTCGCTTGGCTCGGCGGGTGGCTCGTATTATATCGGTGAAAAGAATCTCACTGAAGAAAATTACGAGTGCGTTATGAAGTGCTTGCTCGAATCACCAGAGCGCGCGCTTGCTTTGCTTGAAGATACTGTGTATAACTTCAAGGCAGCTAAGCTTGATGCGCCTGTGTTCGTGGCAACACTCATTGCTGTTAATCGCTTCCTGCATGACGGTAGCGCAACTGCGCAAGCAGAAGCTAATCAGCTTCAAAGCACGATGCACATTCGGTTGGCTAAGCTTCTTAAGACGCCAACAATGTTCTTCATGTTTACGCGCTACTATACGGAATTTCGTGGCTGGTCACGCTGGTTGCGTAAGCTTGCTCGCACTTGGTATGATGTGCGTAGCGTATCGTCACTCGACTACCTCACGAATAAGTATAACGATCGTCAGACTTGGACGCATCGTGACATGCTTCGTTGTGCGCATCCTCGTATCAGTGAGGACTTCAATCGTGCTTTGATGTATGGGCATCTTGCACAAAAGATTGATGCTAAGGATCTTCCTTTCGCAGAGGAGTTTAGGCTTACGCATTTGAAGCGTGAGTTACATGCAATCAATAAGGATGCGCTTAGTGACAAGTTAGCTCTCGCTATTGCAGATGTGCTTATTGAGAAGCAGGCTCCGTGGGAAATTGTTCCTACTGAATTTCTCAATAACCCTGCTATCTTGAGCGCACTCATTCGTACTATGGAGCCTCAAGCTCTTGTGCGTATGGCTAATCGTGCTACGATTGCGGGTGTGCAAGATGCTTTCTGCAATCGTATCTATGCGATTATCAATGAGGGTAAGAAGAAGATTCACCCTTATAATGTCTTAGTTGCACTTAAGACGTATGCTGCTGGCGTTGGATTTAAGGGTACTCTTAAGTGGACGCCACAACGTCAAACGATTGACGCGCTTGAGTTGCTGCTTAGTTACTGCTTCCGCATGACCGTCTCGACTAAGAAGGTTATGGTCGCAATGGACATTAGTGGAAGTACAACTTCGTACTCAATTGCTAAGAGTCCTTTGACTGTGCGAGAAGGTATCGCAGCAATGACGACAGCACATAACTGGCAGTACCCGCATTGTGACATTGGCGCATTCGATGTAGGCTTTGATCGTGTTAACGCACGTCCTAATGGTGAGCCATTATCATTCAATGGACTCATGCAAGCAACAAATGCATGGGGCGGTGGAGCTACCGATTGCAGTCTGCCTCTACTGACTGCACTTGTTGCTAAGAAATACTATGATGCCTTCATTATCTATACAGATAACGAAGTCAATCGTGGTTACCATGTGCCTAAGGTTTTGGCCGAGTATCGTACAAAGATTAACCCTCGTGCAAAGCTTATTGTTTGTGCGATGATAGCTAATAACTTCACGATCAATGATCCTGCCGATGTGTATGGTATGGACATTGCTGGCTTTGATGGTACTGTGCCAACTGCTATCGCTAACTTCATCGAAGATGAGTAAGATTACAAAGCCAATTTGTGGTTGCGGTCATATGATGCGGCCACATGAGAATGGTGTCACATTGCTAATACGTGACACTACCAATAGCTATGAGTGTAAAGTGCAAGCTGATAAGTGGATTTGTCCATACTGTCACAAGAAAATCTTTAGTGGTTTTGGTGAGCCTGTCGAAAGTTTTGACCCTGCTTACGCTGCACTAAACAACATTCATATGGAGTGTAGCTTTTAATATGGAAGCTAAACAAGTAGCAGAGGTACTTGATGCATTAGCATTGCGATTCGGAGCTACTGGATCAATGCTTTGGGCAGCGTTAATTAAGCAAGCTTACATCGACGCAATTCAGTCATTGATAATGCTACTTGTGTCGATCAGTATTATGGTGCTCACATATAAGAATAGTGAGCGGCTTGGTATCTGGTCGAATGAGAACGATGGAGAACCTGTTCTCTTTGCACTTGCAGCACTAAACATCATTTGCATCGCTATTGCATTTATATGTCTTACATCACTTCCAAATGTACTCAATCCAGAGTACTTTGCGCTAAAGTTGATACTCGACAGTCTTAACTAAAAAGAAAGCCTATCAGTAAGGTTGAGTTATTCGCGACTCCCGTCGCTTAACCCTACTGGTAGGCTTTCTTTTTATTCCAGTTAACTTTACTTATTGTGGGGCGCGGCGCTGGGGCGTGGCCGCGCTCTTTTAGTATCTATCCCTGAACAGCCCTTGACAAGCCGATGCTTATCTGTTATATTGTAGGATACCAAACGCGACGGGAGTAGCTATGGCTGAGTACACAGATTTAGTAGAGAAACTAAATCAAGCATTGCGTGAATTTGCATTTGAGGTCATTCGTAAAAAAGGCTTACATATTAAGCCTCAAGACTTCCATATTGCAATTGCACACACAACAACGTACACGCACTTTGTTGAGTCAGGTAGTCCTGTCATCATTAAGTTCAGCTTTGAATATCTTGTCTCCGCTTTAGGATCAAGAGACAATGCTGATCGAATTGAACTGACGCAACATATAGTCAGGTCACTTGAACAAGTGCCACGTATGCTACGTACAGTTGCGCTTGTACCGCGACGTGACGTAATTGGATGGCGCCGAGAAGTTAGAGGTTGGTTTACTTATAAGGGCGATGTGTCTAAGTTGACTCGTGGTGTTCCTGTAAAGGACATTGTACTCAACTACATCGAGCTTATTGAAATTATGCATCTGCCTTCAGATACAGTTATTATTGCTGAGCGTAGATCGCATGGCGTTAATCGTGCATTAGCTGATATCGCAATGGCAGCCTTACTGGAGCATCTCAATGAGCGATCCAAACAATCTGGACGATTTGGAAAGAGTTATTCGCGAACAGCAGGAGGCGTTAAACTTACTATTAAAGAAGCAACAGACTTTGAAGGAGGAAGCAGCGAAGACCCGCCCGCTGACATTTGAAGTAACAAGCTTTGATGAGCAGAATGTTATCATTAAGGGTGAGTATCGTGTAGATGCACTTGAGGTATTTAAGACTACAGTAGGTCGTTTGTATCGAGGCATGACGCAAGAAAATTCTATCCCGATTGGCTATTGGATTGGCTGTCGCGATAGGCTGCTTGCGTTACCTAATGTTACAATTACCTATCGCGACGATATTGAGCAGCGTATCGAGGAAGCATTGTTCGCCCCTCTTTTTCGTGTCGCGCTCGAAACAACAATCATTACCGTCAAGCCGCATCGACGAGCCGCGACATACGGAATTCGCGATATTCCAGGTTGTGACTGGAATTATTCAAAGAATTTCTACACGATGCCGAAGTCTGAAGGTTGGCGCTTGTGGGAATTTCTTGAAAGGACTGAGCAAACTGACTCAGCGCATTTTACGGAGGAAGCACGAGACTTCTTAATTCAGCAGGTTAGTAAGCGTAAGTTACTCGATGCACTTGGTAAGCAGATCGACTGCGACGACTTTAAGATTGATGGCTTTAAGGGTGAGCTGAAGGGCTATCAAAAGGTATCTGTCAAGTTTGGTGAGTATGGCGATTATAGATTCATTATTGCAGATGCAATGGGCCTCGGTAAATCACCGTCAGCAATTGCAACGATTCTGCATGGTGGCTTTAAGGCTGTAATCGTTTGTCCTGCTAGCTTGCGTACTAATTGGATTCGTCAGATTCGTAAGTTTACTGACGCCAAGCCATACCTGCTTACGGGAACTACGCCGAATGCTTATGACGTAGTGCATTTGATTAAAGAAAAGCCGCAGTTTGTCATTATCAATTATGACATTCTATCTGTGGCTCATACAGAAACGACGACAGTTAAGGATACAGAAGGTCACGACCACGTTAAGCACGTAACATTATATCCTTGGATTGAAGTCTTTAAGCTTGCCAAGTATGACATTGTAGTGTTTGACGAAGCTCACTACATGAAGAATGTAGATTCTAAGCGTAGTCAAGCTGGGCTTGAATTAGGTCATGTGTTTCCACATGTGATCGCGCTCACGGGTACGCCTGTTATGAATCGTCCTAGTGAGCTATGGCCGCTACTGAATCTTGTCGATCCATCTACGTATCCTGCATTCCAAACATTCGTTAGACAGTATACTGTCGATGGTAAGAAGGTACGTAACGTTAGCGAATTGCATACAGCACTTAAGCCTGTAATGATTCGTCGCTTACATAAGGATGTGTATACACAATTACCAAGCCTGAACCGCATTGAAGAATACACGACTCTTGAAGGCAAAGCTAAGAAACTATATGACCGAGTTTTAGGAGGCGTCTATGAGGTTGTTTCGACATGGAATCCGCACGCGCAAGGAGCAACAAAAGAAGTCACTAACATTTTGGTGCAGATTCAACGGCTTAAGCAAATTTGTGCGATTGCCAAAGTTGAAAGTACTGCTGATCTTGCAGTACGAATCTACGATTCCTCACAACCAGACGAGCGTCCGAACAAAGTCCTCATCTTCTCTCAATTCAAGCCGACCGCATACAAAATCTGTCAGTTGCTTGGAGACGAAGCAATTGGCTTTGTGTCTTACAACCCCAAGAACAAAACAGATCCATTCAAAACGCCGGATAGTACAGAGCGCATGAAGTTAGTTGATCGTTTTCAGAACGATCCTAGCATTCATTATCTTGTGGTAACTGAGAAGACTGCCACAGAAGGTTTAGATATTACTGCTGCTATGGCAGTTATCTTTAACGATTTGTTCTGGACACCAAGTAGTCACAATCAAGCTGAAGGTAGAGCTTGGATGCGTACTAGTGATCCTCATGGTATTGATTCATACTACAATATGTGTGAGGATACTATTGACGAGTGGATTTGGGAACTCTTAGCTGGTAAGCTTGCCGTTATCAATCAGACTGTCGATGCTATCAATGATACACGCGCAGACGAGTCTATTGCAATGGAACTTATCAAGCGTATGAAGGAGGGCTTATGGCTAAGCAAGAAGAAGTAATTCCTTGGGTTGGTAAGGTTTGGTTTAGTACTGGCGATCCTTTAGAAAAAGACTTACTTCACGAGATAAAGTTTTTTACAGAAGTACCAATGTCTGAGATGGAAGTCCGTATGCGTAACTACGCAGCAGCACAAGCTAAGTATTTGCTTGGTACGGAAACCGGATCACTCGATGGTAAACGTTACTTCGGTATAGGTGATAGAGTCATCTATTGGGAGCTTACGCGCGATGCTGTATAAGATTAACGATATTGCCCTAGAGAATACGCGACTACGAAATGTAACTGACGATCAGCGCGTCAAACCAAATCTGCTTAGAACACTAAAGATTATTGACGCAACTGTCGTATTTGGTTATATGTGGCGCGTCATTCCAATTGACAATGGTTGGCTCGTTCGTCCGTATGGAAATGCTCTTGCTGCGCATCGCACTCCTAAAGACACTGAAGATTATTATGCATTCATTTCTTGCGATGCGCCAGAGCGTACTGTTGTCACAATTCTACGCGATACTGTAATTGCTCACATAGGGCGTTGTATCGTGCATAATTCTTCATACGATGGCAATTCATTAGAGGGATTCTTACGATGACTTATGCTGATTTAGAAGCTTACGTAAATAAGTTTAGGGACGTAAGCAGTATAGATGTGAAAAATGCCGATATTGTAATTCGTCTAACATCTAAAGCTGATGAAGAGTTTAACTCTGTAGATACGCATGAAGATTTTACTATAGATAGTGTTGAGTTTGCTTCATGGTGGAGACAAACAATAACGGGTGAACAGCGCGCAGAAATTCGTTTACACATCTCTAACTAACTTCAAGATAATGGGCGCCTTTGGCGCCCTTTTTCTTTTTAGGCTAATGAGTGCGCGGACCCAGACCATTCCCTTATGTCGATGCCAATTGTTACCCTTGACAAACCGTGTGCAATGTGTTATATTTGGAATCCTTCAACACCACACCTATGCGAATTAACGGCTCTATATTAGCTAATCACGAAACCAACCAGAACTTAATGGAACAGCTAGAGATTAAAGAAGCTAGCTTAGTTCTGGAGTTGTCAAGAGTACAACGTGACATTTTCATTTTGCGCTCACAGACAATTAGTTTCACAGCTTTAATGCAGGTGCTTGATATAACCGATAACAATGTATCTTTGGAGAAGTCCGATGGCTAGTATTATTACACTCAAGATGGCATTAGAGTTTGCCCGCTTCCCTGATCCAGAATTGCGTGAAGCTTGCTACAATGCTATTAATCAGATCAATGCTGATTTGGTAGAAGTTGGTTATGATATGGGGCTTTCTGCGCTAGAGGCTTGCGAGACATTAGAAGCTGTAATCTCGCGTGTTGAGAATGCGGAAGCTGATAAGCGTAAGAATGACATGGAGGAATTTGATGACTCAGATGGCACCTAATCCAGATATTTTTCGATCTGTTAATTATCGTGTAGCTACTCCCGATGGGACGATGCACGTTACAATTATGGACGATACCAATGGTCAGCCAATTAAGATTCTTATTCATATTGGTAAGGCCGGCACAGCAGTTAGTGCTTGGGCGTATGCACTTGCTGAAATGATTTCGTTGTCTCTTGAATCGGGTACGCCTTACAGCAAGATTCTTGAGCAGCTTTCTTCTATCACTAGCGGCGCGACACCACGTATTGCTGTCGGGGGCGGGGCGGAAGCTCGCTCTGGCGTAGAGGGTTTGTGGATTGCGCTTATGCGTTATCGCAAGGATAAGTTTGACGATGCCCGAAACAAGCTCACTTCTCCCAGAATCGGCCCTTCAATTATTCGCTAAGCACACTTACGAAGTGTACGATAGTTACGAGGGAAAGATTCTTGTATTCTATCCGCCAACAGATTCACCAAATGAGACGACACCTCTCGGCACAATTCGTCTCACACTAGAACAATGTGAGAATGGATTAGGTGAGGCATGGGAACTTCTCCTTCAGAATCTGAAATTCGTAAAGCGTTGCTAGATTCACTTGTGGTAACGCCGGATCAAATTGCATCCTATGTAAATACTCTACTGGATAATGCAGACAATCCACCTACACAATGGGATCGTCTATGTTTTGCAGTAGAGTATATAGGATTGGTTTCAGTTAACATTGATGTACCTCAGATGACAGCGATAGCAAAGCAAATGGCAGCTATCGTTTATCAAATGCATATCACGCATAACAAAGCTCTGGAGTCATGTCTAACGCAAAGTTTCAAATCGTCAGCGGAGATTCCTATAGAGTCAGAGATCCACAAAGCGCAGCCAAGTCGCACGGACTGATCGAGTATCCTTTTGGTATTCGTGCGTTTTATGTCGATACTAGAGAAGTTGGTGAATGGAAAGAATCGTCACTTCCAGTTGTTGGGCTTTGTGCCAAGTTGATTTGGATGCGTGATTACATTAAACGCTTCAAGTCTATTGATGATTGGAAGGCTCTAGTATTCGCTGTGAACCAAGCAATCTTACCGTCTAGTATAGACGAGATGTTTATCTTCCTTGACATGGACCGGCGATTGTGTTATATTTGGTGGAGTCAAGCGAGCCCCACATAATCCAATTGAGGCGTGTCTACGCACACAGGCTATGGGATACTCTAATTCACCACGTTCTGTTTCGAGAGTAGCGCGCATCTTAGATAAGCTAATCACGCTACCTGACGGAGATAAGATTGAGATTGACTCTGACGATCCTAAGCGCCTAGCGTATGCAATTCACGAAGCATTCAGAATCATTCGAGACAATCCTACAGCTTATCCAAAATACGCAACAGTAGCAACTAACTTCAAAGCGCGTATCATTGGTAGCGCCGTTCGCATCGAGCCAAAGCTTGAGCTTATCAAAGATGTTACGCAAATGGCAAAGGCCATTGATACGATGGTTATTCCAGACGTAACAAGTCTGATCCAAATCATTGGCGCCATCGTTAAGCACAAAGCCGCTAAGCTCTCATTCCCAAATGCAAACTTAGATAATGTTGAGCTTGAGCGATTCAGCAAGTGGTGCGGCGCACAAAACTATAGTGTCAATCTTTTGGAACCGCTAACAGTGAGTAGATGCAATGAGTCAAGTGCGGCGTAATGTCGAGCTAGACGCCGACGACGTAGACTGGTTCCAGCGTACATATCCAGATACACCGCTATCAGTTCCACTTAGTGCATTACTAAAGCATTTTCGCAAAGCGCACATTCTTACGCTAGATGATTACGCTAGGATTGGCGCAGCGCATCTGCAAAAACTAATGGATGATATTCATGGATAAGTGTTCTCAGAAGAATTGCGATAACGACGCAACAATGAAATACTTTTGGCCAGGCGAAGACGTAAGGTTATCGTGCACAGGTTGCATGATTAAGATTCAAAGCCTAGGTCGCGTATTAGGTATTACTGTACCAACTTTACCACACAATCAAACTCAACGTGAGCAGATACCTACCGGTCTTCCAAAGACAACCGAGTGACAGGATTCTAGATTCATCTGCAATCACGACATTTAAGGATTGTCCCCGCCGGTTCTTTTTTCAGTATGAGCTAAGTTTAGTTCCTAAGCACGACGTTATTTATTTTGCATGGGGCAGAGCTTATCACAAGTTTCGTGAGCTTATTGAAGTTGCATACATGCAAGGCGATACGTCAGGTGCGGTCGATGTAGCTACGCGAGAAGCTTTTGCTTTGTTTCGTAAGGGCATTCCTAATGACCCAAATCCTCAAGACAAAGCTAGCTTCTACACAGGACAGCGGTTTTTACAGTCTATCCTAGCTGCGTATCAACATTGGACGCGTGAGAAACTCACAAAGGAAATTGAGGTAATTGCCGTTGAGCAAGCCTTTAACGTACTTCTCCCGTCAGGACAAAGAACATCGGGACGCGCTGATCAAATTATTAGATTGCGGACAAGTAAGCGAATTTATGGGAGAGATTTCAAAACTACTTCCAAGAATCCTGCCTACTATGCCAGAGGGCTTGATCCGAACGATCAGCTTACACGTTACACTTACGCCGAAAGCCTCCTTAGTGCATCTCGAATTGAAGGACAGTTAGTTGAGGTTCTGTATAACGATAAGACGCACGGGCCTGACATTACTACGTTTACTATCGCTATTAGTCCTTGGCGTATTGCTGACTGGTTACGTAGTGAGCAGTATTGGCATGAGGCAATTGCGAAGTGTCGTGAGACGGAGACTTGGCCGCAGAATGAGAAAGGTTGTGGGTTCTGCCAGTATCACGACGTATGCAAGAAAGGTAGCGAATTTGCACAAGAAAATGTCTTGAGGCAAAATTACGTACTTCGTGTATGGGACAATACAGCAGATGACTAGTCCGACTCGTGATGTAAAGCAAGGTCCTCCTGAAGTCACATGGGAATTTCTGCGCTCATTAGGGTTCACCTCCATTAATGAGTCTAATACAGAACGTGCTACTACGATGCTGTTGTATGGTAACAGTGGTAGCGGTAAGACTTGGTTTGCTGGTACAGCAGGACGTAGAACGCTATACATCAATCTAGGTAAAGGGCTAGTTACACTTAACTCGCCAGGGTTTCGCAAGGCTAACCCTAACTTCGATGTATCGACAATGATTGTTAAGAACCTTGTTGAGGATCTTGGCGATCACGGCATTGTAGATAAGCCTCAACTTTTCGATGCAACGTGTCAAGCTATTGATATGGCATTGGAAAAGTTTCCTCATATGTTCGATACAATCGTTGTCGATGATGCATCTTACTTACGTAAAGGTGCATTGAATAAGGGACTCTTGTTCAATCAGACGACTGGACGTTCGCAGACACGCGCTGCTATTGATAAGTATAATGTCTCTATGGCCGCAGTCCAAGACTTTGGCGCAGAGATGAATCTTATCGAGCAGTTCGTTGCCGGGTATACTACAATCGCCAAGGAGGTTGATAAGAATTTCATTCTACTTGCACACGAACGCATCACTTACACAAAGCCTGTTGATCGTGAAGGTCGCCCGCTATTAGGCCAGCCTCCAATGGTGCATCGTATTCAACCCGGCTTCATTGGTGAAAAGTTTCCTGATGAAATCGTGAAGTACTTTGACTGCACATGGCGAGCTTATGTCGTAGGCGCTAGCACAGCCCGTTCGTATCGTATTCTCACAGAAGGCAACGAACAGATTACTGCGAGAACAAGAGCAAACGGTATTTTTAAGTACGAAATCAACCAGAGTGAGTTCACTCTTTCATCCGTCTTGGAGAAAATTCGCAATGCCTCCGTTCAACTTTGATCCGCGCCGCCACAACTCTGCCCCGCTGCTTCTTCCTAACGACGACTACGAGTTTAAGATCGTTAGCGCCAAGTTTGTTGAGAGTGCTAAGCCGAACGAGCAGGGTGTTGTACCTTTTGGTGTTGGGTATACGCTTGAGATTACTCGCGCTGCTGATCCGAACCTTGTTGGCAAGACTCTCCAGAATACTTGCTACCTGCATACGGAAGCTTCGGGCGGTATCATTAAGGGATTCCTTATGGCTGCTCTCGGGTATCAGCCTAGCGATAACACTTCCGAAGATCGTTTCAACGAAGATTTCGGAGACGCCGATTGGGGCTGTGACAATGACGCCAAGAACTTTGGTTCTGCTTGGAATCGTCTCGTTGGCGCACGTGTTGCTGCTACGGCAACGATCACGCTGAACAAGAAGACTTCGCGTGAACAGAATCAATTCCGCTGGTTTGTCGCCGCGTAATTAGTTGTGATGCCTCCCTGCATTTCGGTGTGGGGAGGCTAACTTCTAGGCAACTATTATGATTACCATCACAAGAGATTTCTCGAAAACTGGTAAACGTTGCGATAGTTGCGCTACTAGGCCGCGCTACATTTTCTACGTCGCAATTGAGACAGAGGCAATTGCTCCACGTAATACAGTAATTCAGCTATGTCATGCTTGTCTTTATGTAAGTGCAGTTAGACAAAGCTTGGCTTGGAAGGCATACCGTGTCGAGTGTTGCGCACAGCCTACCGCGATAGCACCAGTTGTTGAACAAGACGACGACCTTAAACTACAGAGAGAAGATGGGCATCCTACCATACAAGAACAAGATAGTAGTGCATCCTATCTACGATCCTGATACCACACCATCTGGATTGCTCTACATTCCTGAAGTTGCTAAGGGTCGTTGTGAGCAAGGTATTGTTGCTATGGTTGGTGACGGCGTAGAAGATATTGTACCCGGTGACCACGTAATCTTTTCTGGTTACAGTGGTACAACTGTGCGTGTCGATGGTATCATTTACATCATGGTACCTAAAGATTTTGTAACAGCGCGTCTTGAAACTTCTGACGTCGATGTGCCGGGACTATACTTCAAAGCTAAAGACGGCACATTCTTTAACGCAACTCGTGATATGTCACTGCGTTTAATCTGTGATGCGCTTAAGCATAAGCAAGTTAGTGATAAGCTTACTGTTAATGAGCGCGCACGTCCAGACGTCGATGATTATGAGCGCATGTAATGCCAACATTCGTCAGCACAAATTTCGTACCAGCCTCCGGACCAATCACTAGTAAACTTTGGTTCGTTGGAGAGGCTCCCGGTGAAAGTGAAGACCTTGCACTTAAGCCGTTTGTTGGTGCATCTGGAGACATTCTCAACGGAATCTTGTTACGTTACGGTTTGTCTCGCGATGATGTGTACGTAACAAATTTATGTCCATATCGCCCATTCGCAAATAAATTTGAGAACTGTTTAGGTACACCAGAATTAGCTGCTGGTGTGGATAAGATTAAACATGACCTCAAGACATACAAACCGAACGTCGTTGTTGCCCTTGGGCGATGGGCATTCCAAGTCCTATCAGGGAAAGCTAAAGCTAGTATCAGCTCGTGGCGAGGTAGCATTATTAGCACCAGAGAAGGAGTGCCAGGAACTGATATTAAGCTTATTGGATCTTACCACCCAGCCAGTGTTTTACGTGACGGAGCACAATATCCAGTTTTGGATTGGGACATTCGACGAGCCGTATCAGAATCTCGAGTTCCTACATTTGATCTCCCACGAAGAAATTTTGTTATTGACCCCCGCGGAGTGGAGTTAGAGTTAATTGTTGAGGAGTTGTCCAATGCAGATTCAATTTCTGTCGATATTGAGACGACTATGGGAGCAGAGCATTTGCTATGTATTGGCTTTGCCGCAGATCCCATGCGTCCAATCTGCATTGTTAATCATCTCGACCCACAAATTAATTCCGCTATCCGACGAATCCTTGAATCCCCAGCCAAAAAGATTTTCCATTTTGGTACGTTTGACACGACAGTGTTACGTCTCATGGGATTCGAAATCAATAATTACTGGTGGGACACACTCGTCGGGCAACACGTTCTATTTCCTGAGCTTCCCCGATCGTTAGACTTCTTAACTAGTATCTACACAAAAGAACCATACTACAAAGCAAGCGGTCGTGCAGAGTTACCTAAAGATCAGAAAGCTTGGTCATCGCGAACTAATCGTGACGCACTCTATATCTACAATTGTCGCGACGCAGCAGTTACACTAGAAATCCAACGCGCTCAAGCTGCTGAGTTTTCTGCTGCCGACCGTAGGATATTTGACTTTGAAATGGCTGAGCTAGAAATGGCACAGCATATTTCAGAAGCCGGACTCCTAGTTGATTTTGAGACACGTGATAAGCTCTCGTACTCACTTTACTACGAGTGGGCTTTGTATCAAAAAGCATTAGAAATGCTTGTCGGTATGGAAGTCAACGTAGCCTCACCAAAGCTTAAGAAGATCCTTTACGATGATCTCGGCTTACCTAAGCGATACAAGAAAGGCCCTAAAGGAAACACTGTTCTAGCTGTTGATGAAGACGCTATTGTAGCGAATATCTCGCATTGCAAAACACACATCAACAAACTAGTACGTGCTGGCTCGATCGCGCAATGGGAACATAAGCTAACCATACTTAAGCTAATTCTCAAGATTCGTGGTGTGCGCAAGCTACTATCCACATACGTCGATATTAAGTTCTCACCAGACGGACGCGCGAGAGGCTTGTACAAAGTAGCTAATACTGAGACTGGCCGTTGGGCAGCAGAAAAGTTTATTGATGACACAGGAACAAACCCACAAACGATTCCAAGACTAACTCTTGATCTTGTGGCAATTGATCCTCAAATTCAACTACCTATACTTACGGCGGACGATGACGACACAGACACAGGAGACGCCGAAGAAGAAGCTTAGAGCTATGTACGTAGCTCCAAAGGGTAAAACTTTTGTAGCTTGTGACTTCTCTCAGGCTGAAAGCTGGGTAGTTGCGTTTATGTCGAACGAACAGCGAATGAAAGACAGCTTAATGTTCGGCGACATTCATCGTGATACAGCAGCAAACGCTATCTTTTTCTGCGATCCGGCAACAGTAACACCAGACATGCGCTACTTAGGTAAGCGTTGTAATCACGCACTTGCTTATCGCATGTCTGGTACACGTATGGCACAAGTCATTAACAAAGACTCGGACGTACCACCCTATGTCACGGTCACGATCCAAGAAGCGGAACTCTACCGTAGTAGATGGCACAGTTACTATAACATTCGAGCTTGGTGGGGAGAGATCGAAGCAGAACTTAATCGCTCTCGAACACTGTTTAACTGTTATGGACGTAAGCGCTGTTTCTTTGGGACTTGGGGCGATGAGTTGTTTAAGGAAGCAACAGCCTTCAATCCTCAATCTACTGTTGCCGATCATGCAAATGGAATGGTCCACCCAGAACTTGGAATCCCTGGCGGCTTTCTTGAGGTCTATCGACAACTAGTTAAGCCGTACAAAGCTCACAAGATGGTAAACCAAGCTCACGATTCCTGTATGCTTGAAGTGCCTGAATCTGTTGGCATGGAGATGGCAGAACGCACAAAGAACTTGATGGCAAGGCCACTTATCATTAATGGCGAGCTTGTTACAATTCCTGTTGATGCTGAAATCGGACCAGTTTGGGGAGAGCTAACTAAGATCAAGTTTGCAGCATAGAGGATTTCTATGAAGATCCGCAGTACAGACAAAAGCGATAGGCCTGCTACTGTAACTTGTCCGACTGCTTTTGCAGTTAAGCTAGTTGATTATGATCGTGATATGTTCTCTACAGACGGTTTTAGCTATTACACAAGAGAATTTTTAGAAGGTAACTGGGATGACATTGTAGCTTTAGGACTAAAGGCTATGGGTGAAGTTACAGCTAAACAAGAGCGACTGCAACAAATGCAGCAAAATTTATCCAATGCGCACAATGCGTATAATGCGTACAATACGTTGCGCCAGTATGGAAGTAATACGAATGTGCTGCAAGTCGAGCAATTTAATGGGTATGGTCAAGATCGCATTCCGCTGCAATACCCAGGTAAAATTGAGTTGGTTCTACCGGAACAACAGTTAACTACTACACCTCCAGAGGGTACAGCTATGGCGAACGGAAATATCATTACGGCGCTCACTCGTAATCAAATCACCATTAAGTCGCTGCTTAAGCGCGGATGGACTGAGCGCGAAATCACGCAACTGTTTGTGGCGCGCTCGCCACTCGGCACCGAGCTTGATATTATCGAGCAGACTGAGAATGATATTGAGGTTGTGCGTATGTGGCAGGCTAACGCGGCACCTAATGCGACCGCGTAACACTTTCTTATTGTGGCTTGCTGACTTAGGCTTTAGTTTTGGTAAGGCAGCTTTATCAAAGCTAAAGCCCGAGCCGCCACAAAAGCAGACGTGCATTCCATCTACAGTAGTAGATGCAGTACTTAGAATGGAAACTAAATCAGCGCGACATTGGACTGCATATCCAATAGATCAAGTTGAAGTAATTCTACGTCAAAATGCTATGATCGAACACAATCACTACTACGCATACTTTGATGAAGTAAATGAATTCCTAGTCTTTGAGAAACCGCCATTCTAAATTCGCCGAGCGGCGGGAGTAAGTCACACTAACCCAAACACAACTCTCTCCGCAGAGCCAAGCAGTTGCGCTATCGGTTCAAGCAGAGTGTTTTAGTAAGCGAGCGCAGCGAGCTTACTAAAACACTCTGCGTCAAGCGCAAGTGGTAGTACTTACGCCCGCGCGAAGCGCGTTACGATAGGTTGCGTTACACATTTGTAGCGAGGCCACAATGAATACATGTAGTGCTCAACGCTGTGTAACCAAATGACATACAAGCGCCAATGCGAAAACTGGGTGCAAACCTTTTGCCAGTGGACACTCCCTAGATCTGAATCACCTGAAACATTTATTTTTTGGAGTGGTGTCTTTGCATTGGCTGGTGCTATGCGTAGACGGGTTCGTGTGCCAAGACGATTACTTGGATCTTGGGACGCCTTTCCAAACCTATACGTTATTTTTGTAGCCCCTCCCGGCAAAGCTAGAAAGTCAACTACACTTAATTATGTCGAAGACTTATATGAAGGTCTTGCTCCGGGAACGCTTACTCCGGCTCCAACATTTGTTACACAAGCCGCACTATTAGACAGGCTTATCAAGTCTACTGATTCTTCTGTCTACGTACTATCTGCTGAGTTTGCCTCCCTTATCGCCAAATCTGGCGTTAGTATGTTCGAGTTTCTTACGGACATGTTCGATGGCAGAAGGCATGTTGAAGGTGCTACAATCTCTCGTGGTGTTGAGTTTGCTGAGAAGCCTTGTGTTAATCTTCTCGCTGCTACAACGCCTAAGTGGATTGCTGAGAACATGCCTGAGTCGGTTATTGGCGGAGGCTTTGCATCTAGAGTAATTTTCATTTACGAAGATAAAGTTAGGCGCCGTAAATTTTTCTATGATGACCTCGATCCTAAAGAGTACGAATCGTTAAGAGATAAGCTTGTCGCTGACTTGCAACATATCTCATCGCTCGAAGGCGAATTTAACTTTGCTGATACCGCAGCTCGTAACTTCATCGTTGACTGGTATAACTCTACAGCAGACAATATTCCTACAACCAACTACAGACTGTTCGGTTACTATGAAAGAAAGCCGGCTCACGTACTTCGCTTGGCTATGCTTTTACGGCTTGCTTATAGCGATGAACTTATATTGTCAGTGGAAGACTTGGAATCAGCTATATATCAACTAGAGATTACAGAAGGTAAATTAGCTAAGGCATTCCAAGCTGTTGGTAAGAATGTATACTCATCAGAACAAGATGAAATTTTTGCATACATCACAGAGCATGGTAAAGTTGAACGCTTTAAGCTTCTACAAGAGTTTTACTCAGCAGCAGAACCAAACAAATTAGAAGAGCTTATTAACGGATTGTTGTCGATGGGTGTTATTCGTGTTGAAATCGAAGGCACAAAAGGCTACTACGTTCCGGTGATTTAATCATGGCAATGAAGTTTAATCCAGAGCACGTCTTTACATATCATCGTCCTACTGCCGAACAAGCTGCGGCATACGAAGCTATTAGAGACGGCGCAAAAGCATTTGCGTATATTCTTTTACAGAATACTCCTGAGTGTGCAGATCAAACAGCAGCACTACGACGATTGCGTGAGTGTGTAATGACAGCTAATGCATCTGTCGCACTTGATGGTAGACTTGGTTCTGTGTAATAAAAAAGTCCCCTGCGAAAGCAGGGGACTTTTTTTATAACTACTTCAAAGTTCGTGACATTTCCTCCCACATATTACGCTTCTTAATATCGGCTTGAGCTGGCTTTAATCCAAATATAGCTCTTGTCGCAGCGTGTCCAATATGGCCCTTATCTAATTCCTTATACGTATCTAGGCCAGTTTGGATACCGTATCCAAATGGTGTAACTGCATTGATGTAGCTTGCTAGCTCGTTAGCTGCACGCTTAGCCTGAGCATCATTGCCACCACTCCAACCATACGCAAGCGCAGCACTAGTTAAACCTTGCGCAGCATTAAGCAGAGGTCCGCCGCCTACGATATAACTAAGTACAGGTACGTTAGCATATCGTGACATGTTGATCCCTGTCGCTGCACCAATACCTGCTTTGAATGTTTCTACTCCAAGCATTCTGGTATTGAGTTTAACAGCATCGAAAGCATCCTCACTTCGCGCCATAGCTTTTGTCATAATAGATCTATTAGCAATACTATATGACGCAAGCTGACCAAACATCTTACCGATAGCGCCTTGTGGCATTTGAATGTTACCTTGCACAAAACCGCCAGACATAATGTGAGCTGTTTCTCTTGCAAGGTAATCGCTAGCTTGTAGATGCTTAGTCTTAGCTAGCTCCAAAAAGCGCTGTTGAGTTGGAATGTCATAGCGCGCTAAGCCTACAGCACGTCGCAATTCGCCAACTGTAAGCTCATTACGAATATACTTTCCAACAGCTTCATGCGCTGTATAGAACGATTCGTGATATGCAGCAGCTTGAATGCGTTCGTAAACAGGTCCTTGTAAAGATGTTTTGAATGCAACTTCAGCCATTTCCTTTACAACATTAGCAGCCTTAGCTTTAACGTCGCCAAGTGTAAAACGTGGATCAACTGCCGATGTTGGATTATACATGTTTACATAGTCCGCAGGTCGTACAATACCAGCTTCTCTTAGTCGATCAAAGATTGCTGATTTTCCTGTAGACATTTCAATGAAGTGTTTCGCAAATGTAGCTGATCGCTTACCTTCAAAGAAGATATAATATCGTGATTGTGCATCAATAAAGTCGCGAATAGCTTGGTCAGGACGTAAGCCAAGAATGTTTGCATTCATATAGTTTGTAATGATCGTAGCTGGATCAGCACCTTGAATGCGATCAATAATTTCTTCTCGACCTAAACCTCGATTAAGCCACTGTCTAACTTTTGTATCGTGAACAAGTTTGGTTGTGCGTGGAGGTCTACCAATAAGACGATCGGAAAAGTCTTCTAAGATATTCTTAGCTGCTTCCATGTGCGATGCGTCTTTCACAATACCACGTACAGACTCTACAGACTTGTACACATCAGGCATTACTTTGTACACAGTCTTGTACTTAGCGTACGCTCTATTCCAAAGTTGAATCGTTTGCAAAGGATCGCGAACGTAATTATCTAATTCGCCAATACGATCCATCATTGATAAGAAATTCTTAGTTGATTCTGACAGAACGCTTCCACCAAATTGAGAAGCTAGATTACTATCTGACAGATCAATACCAAGTGTACGCATGTGCGGTACGTATCGCGTAATAAAAGCTGACTTCTGACCAATATCACGAGACACATACTCAGTGTCGTAGTACTTGCGCAGTTCCTTAGCCAATGCTAATTGATCAGGCGTCATATTAAAGTGAGTAGCATAATCATCAAAACTCTTATTAATTTCTGGAGTCTTAATGCGATCATACAACTCAGTCATACCTAATACATTAGCACCACCAGTATACTGAGCACCCTGAGCTTCTCGATAAAACAAATCTTGAACGAGATTCAATCCGTGTTGAAATGCAGGATCGGTAACAGGATACTGAGAATTGATCGTAGCGATGTTAGATTTGTAAATAGGATGATTCTTATAGTTCTTGAGTTCTTCTCCGCCCGCATCCAACAATACTTTAATCTGAGCTTCTAACGCAGCAGGACCAGATTGTGTAGCTCCTGCGTGCATAGCTCTGACGATTTCGCCTTGTGCTTTTTGTACACTAGTCAGAGTTTTATCGGCAATCAATTGAACAGCTTTAAGCTCAGCTTCTAGCAGATTACGACGGTACACAAGTACACGCCTAGGATCAATGTTATTTTCATTGAACCATTGTGCTACATTCTTAGCGTCTGGATGTAGCGTCATACCATCAAGTAATCCATTAGGCGCCATCAATTCATCAACTGTCGCAGCTTGCATCAATGATGTAACTGCTTCGCGACTAGCTTGACTGCCTAATTTGCCATGAAGATACTTAATGCGTTGCACACGAGGATCAGCATCAAAATCGCCAATCATCTTATGCATATTGATAGTTTCGTTCTTAAGTACGCCAAACAAATTCTTAAAGCTAGTTCCTGCTGTCTCATCAATTGCGATAAGCTTAGCTTCGGCAGTACTCCAATCCTGATTGTTTAGATCAAAAGCATTCCAGAAATCAAGCCACTTGCCACGCAAACCTTTACCATAAACATCAGCCGACGTAGGATTCAACTGATGTGGCATCTCTGGCATTAGTGGACCAACGCCACGTAACGATGGTGGAAGTGGATGATCTACATCTAAGTTAAGTGAATTAAGCTCATGAGCAGGAACACCAGCTTTCTTAACATAATCCATAGCTTCTGGCAATGACTTAGCACGACCAAGATCATTTCCGTCAAGATCAGAAATTACAAGATCACCATTAAGCTCACGAATATTTAGTCCTGCACGAGTGCTTGCATTCGTAAGATTACCAATACTGATTTGAGTCTCTGTACGCTCATGCTCTAGAATCTCAGAGATTAGTTTCAACGCACCATTTGAAACATCTCTAAGCTCTGTGAACTCAGGCATGTTAGCATACTGCTCAGACGCAAATTGATCGAACGCATGTGCGATGTGCCGTGAGAATGGCTCTAACTTGTTCTTAATGATAAAGCCTGCAATTTGCTTATCCCAAGACTTAGTACCATCACGATCTACCATGAAGCGTTGAAACAACGCATCCATAAACTTTGTCTTGTTATAGCGCACCTTATACAACTCACCAGCAGCTTCAATCAAATCTGATCTAGGTACACCAGGCAGCTTCTCTTTTGTAAGCGGATCGATAACAGTAAACGTACCGTCAGGAGCTTCATCGCCTACAAGAAAGCGTTTACCCTTTACTTCAGCTTGCATGTACACAGATGCTTCTAGCATTTTCTCATCAGTAGACAACCCAGCCATAGCTGGATCATCCTCAAACATCTGCATAATTTTACGATACTGACCCTCGACAAATCCGCCGGGTGTTAAAGTAACTACTGACGGCAGCTTGCCTTCTCGCATAAAGCGAGCTTTGAGTAGTGGATCTTTATAGATAAGAGGATCGACGCTTTCACCAAAGTTAGCAACTTCGTATGTGCCGTCATCAAGCTTACGCAACCAAGCACGATCAAGCAAACCTTCTGTATTCAGCTTGGCTACAGTCGCTTCACTGACACCGTAAGTCTTATTAACGTGACGGCCATTCTGAGGATCAACTGTACCACGGATAACAGCTTCAGCAATATCATCTGACTTCATTAAGACTTGCGCTGTCGTACCAATAGTACTAGCTGGACTATCGTTAAGTGCTGTGAATGTACGCCAGTTTCTAACTTGATTAGCTTCGTGACGAAGGGCTTCAGTTGGCGTAAAGTCACCTTTATTGACAAGACCACGTCCACGCAAATAGCCGAACGCTGCGCCAACAGGAGCAAAGATTAGACCATTTAGCGCGCCAGCAAAAGCATCTTCCGTATTAGCGTTAGCAATTGTGCCTTGTGTCATACCGCCCGCGGCACCAGCAAGCACATCGGCCAATACAGTAGTGCCTACACGACCCATGCCGGGCACCTGCGCTGCCTTCATAAGTAGGGCATCGTCTAGCACGTCCACGGCTTTTCCAGCCGTCAGCGCGCCTGTACGGGCCGCCTGCACCTGTGTCACAGCGCCTTGAATTGCTGTAGTCATACCCATTGTAACTACAGATGCCGCAGCAAATCCATTAGCGCGTTTCCAAATATCAATTGCTTCTTTCTGTGTAAGTGCTTGAGCTACGCCATTTTCATCGTATTGAATTGGTAACGCGAGTCTTCCCATAGATACAACGTCACCAACAAGAGACTCACCAATACCCAACAATCCTGACGCAGCACGCTTACCCTTTTCAATAGGATCGCTCCAACCTGTCGTCAACGCATCCCAAACATTACTACCAACTTGTTTAGCATTCTCAGTAAAATCTGACTTAGAGAACGCTTGACTAATTTCAAGGTACGCTGGACCTAAGTAACCATCCTTAGTCCCATCGAACAACTTACTGTATCCAATCTTAAGTTGCTCATTAATTTGTGCACGCTCTTGAGGCGAAGTCAAATCTCCAGGTAACCATGAGTTCTTTGGGAACACCATAGCTTCAAGAGTCTTACGCCCATTACGATAAGTATCGTATGCGCGCTCAAGAAAACCCTTTTCAGGAGGCGAATCAAAAGACGAAAGCGTAGGCGCACCAACAGGGATCTCACTTAAGCTGTTGCGCCTACGCTGCTCATCTTTTAACTCGGCCAACTCTGATGCAGTAAGTGGCCGAATTCCCGTCATTACTTACTCCTTGAAGATTCAAGTGTTGCATGTCGATCTTCGATCAACTTAAGAAAGCTATCAAGCGTCATGTACAAACGCTTAGTCTTAAGCTCACCTGTCTTCGGTTCCTTGTAGACTTGATCAACATTAAAGTATGGTGTAATCTGAGTCTTATCCTCACTAACACCACTCTTATATGTACGCTCTGATTGTGTCTTTTGATACTCACCCAATTCAACATTAGCAATACGAAACTCTTTGTCAAGATCAAGCTTCGTAAGCAGCGATTGTGCATTTTGAGCAAGTCCGCCACTCACACCAGAGAACATAGTAACAGCCTTACTAGCCAATCCAGCTTTATCATCCTTAGCCACATCGCTAGCGATAGCACCTTGGAAACGTTGCGTCATTGTACGCATTTGATCAATATCAACATCAATAAGCTTACGACGCAACTGACTATTCTTAGGTGCTTGCTCCTTAAGACGTAGATACATGTCAAGAACTTGTGTTGACTCACTAGGGCCATCCTTGCTAGTAATCAACTCAAGTTTCTTACGCACATCCATAGGTGTAGCAGTCGGACCAATTTCTTTCGCTGCTTCATCATACATAGCTTGGGCTTGCGCCATGCCTTGCGAGTCAAGCAGCTTTGACCACAACTGAGGATTTCCGCCGCCAAGCGTCGTAAACATATCAATGCCTGACTTAAACAACATGCGCTGATATGCACGATCTTGTGTATCATTATCTAAACTAGCTCGCAAATGGATTAGAGACTTCTCCTTTTGAAAGCGTGACTCGGCATCATTAAGATCCCAAAGATGGTCAACCATCTTATAATAACCTTCATCCATCAGCGCAGTACGGCCTTGCTCAGCATCAATCTTACCTGTGTTAATATCTTGCAATAGGCGATTAACATCAAAGCCATACGTTGCACGGATCTGACTAAGCGTTTCTTCAGTCTTAGCGGCTTTATCTAATGCCCTCTGAGTTTTCTCTTGCTCTAGTGCAAAGTATTGCGTCTGTCCTTTAGAAGCTTCTGTGCTTGCACGGGTCGCTTCTAGTGTAGCGCCTTGCTGTGCGCGCTGAGCTACTGTCTGTGTTTTAGTTCTACCAGCTTGTGCTTCTTGAGCAGCAAGCGGATTAGCTGCAAGATACTGGTCATCAGCTTTACCTTGCGTATACTCTCTAGAAGGATTAAGACTGGCAATAGTCTGACCAATCTTACCGGCACCAAGTTGTTTAAGATAGCCAGGATTATCCTTTTCAAGATCTGCAAGTTGCTGCATAACAGCAGGATTGCTAACAATCATACTGCGTAACCCCTTTTGGAAATCCTTATCAGGATTAACCAATTGCGCAACAAGCTTGCTCATAGACGCAGTAATGCTACTATAGTCAGGATTGTAGACAATAGCCATTAGCGTCCTCCGAGTCCGAAGTTATAGTTCTGGAACAAAGGGCTTTGCCCCGGACTACCACTATTACCATAGCGATAGGCACCATTGTTACCACCGCCCATTGCGAATGGCGAGCCTCCATATGGCGAAGCTCCTTGCCCAGCAAAGATGTTAGGTCCAGCCATGCTCATACCACTAGAGCCGAAACCTAAACCACCGCCGCCGTAAGTTTGTAACCCACGATATTGCGGAAGTTGTGATAGTTGCTGTGTACCGCCACCAAATGAATTTCCTAATTGTTGTCCAGCAGCCGCACCTAATCCGGGTTGCCCAAAGAATGAACCTACAGCGGCACCAGCAATAGGCAATCCAATTTGAGCAGCTTGCTGCCAACCATTAGGTTGTACCAGTGTCTCAGCTTGCGCAGTACCCAAACCATTGGCTTGACCGTATGCACCAAACAATTGACTCAAGATACCAAGTTGACCACTTTGTGCAAGCTGTTGAAGTTGCGCACCAATACCAGCTTGACCGAGTCCAAAGTTATTCTTGAGTTGCTGATCTTGTAACATATTCGATGCATTTGCCATTTGCGCATTCTGACCAAATTGAGCATTAGATTGCGCATTGCTAAGATTGAATGCATTCATATTCTGGTTTTGAGCCAGATTCTGCGCATTCATATTGTACATGGCATTGTTTCCAAACTCAGCAGCATTCAGCCCATACTGATTCATTGCAGTATTGTAATTGCCTTGCTGAGCATTCCATGCATTGATCGCATTATTGGCATTAGCTTGCTGCGAAAGCATGGAGTTATTAATCAGACCTTGGTTCTCAAGCATTGCGTTATTTTGTGCATTAGCTGCACCAAGCGCAAGCTGTCCAGCCTGATTATTTGCATTCAACTGCATGTTACCGCGACCTAAGATTGCTTGATTAGCATTAGCCATAGCACCAATAGCTGCACTAACATCTTGGCCGCGTTCGCCTGACTGGATGCCTAGTCTAGCAAGCTGATCTTGCGACATCATAGCCTGTGCATTTTGACGCCCTTGCTGCCACAGTCCACGATTAGCTAGATCAATGTTCTGCTCTTGCATATTGATTTCGCCAAGAGCTTGTCCGATGCGATTTGTGTTCTCTGCCCTAAGGTTACCTTCGGCATAAGACGCACCAGTTCCTAGCGACATACCGCCGCCAGCTCCAAAACGCGATCTAAGCTCAGCTACATCTTTCTGTTGATTACGCTCAAGCACGCCACGCACAGCTTGAGCATAAGAACTATCAACATTTGTAGCTAGTCGAGGATCTTGTTGGTAAGTGAAGTCAATATTGCCGGTAGTATTAGTCCGACCGATAGAAGCAGCAGGATTACCAGTTTGCAAACCACTAAGATCAATACCAGACATTTGCCCACCTTGCGACAAATATTGTCTGACGGCATCTTGGGCATTAACTAATCCGCTGGCACCGCCCACACCATTAGGCATAGCGGTATTGATATTTTGAAATTGAGCTTGTTGCCAAGCTGGAGCCTGCGTATTCAACTGCTGCAAATTTGTATTCTGAAACTGGGGCATCTGATGCTGATACTGATTTGTAACTTGTGGCAAATTGCTACCAAGTCCACCAGTACCACCATTCATTGCATTAGCGAACCAAGGATTGCCAGCTTGCTGGCCACCTTTTCCACTAAGCAACTGGTTAACTGTATCAGAAAATCCGCCAATTTGCTTAAGATTTTGAGTGATGCTACCACCACCCATATCTCCAAATTGACCAGTCTTCAGTCCCGCAGTTAGCCAGTCATTAAAACTATTGGCAGTATTTGTTGCCCTTCCACCGCCAACAGTAGAAACTTTAGGCGCTCCCATTAGAATTTACCTCAACATTACTGAGTGCTTCCGCACGAAGAATGCCATACAAAAGAACATCGAAATAACCATCCTTATATTTCGCTGCGGCACGACGGCTTCCTTCACGCTTAAACCCAAAGATCTTTGCGTAGTGTCGTGTAATGAATGGTGTATATGTTGGAATTTCTGCACTAAGCCGATGCAAGAATTGAAAGCGCGTAAAGACGTGATTAATCATAGCTTTTACAAGCGGCTCACGTCCTTTGAAACGTCCATCGAAAAACGTGTAATGTGCAAGTGCATCAATATCGCCAATGTCTGTAAGATACAAAACACCAACGAAGTCATCAATTACCCAAAACAAACCATTAAGGGTATATTGACCAGCACTATCAACACGCATAAAAATCTTTTGAAAGTCTTCAACAGTAAGAATCTCGCGTCCAAATAGTGTGCGAAACTTCTTAGCTTTGTTATAGAATTTCTGTAGATTTTCAGGCGTAAAGATGAGTGGGTACACATGCCTAACAACTGTACCTTCAGGCTCATCACACGAAATAGAAAGAACTGGATCACCCATCTTGTTTACGCTTAGCCCCAGGATAATAGTGAAGTGCGTAATTAACGATTTCAAACAAGCCACTTGACGCCTCAAGCTTCCATCTATAAATACCAACTCTGATATTTTTAGTGAACGTCTTAGTTAAACGTACACCAACATCAGAATTAGTAAACGTCACAGATTTATATAACGTATATGTTCTACCATTGTCTTTCGTATAGTATAACGAAAACGATCCAGCTTTGCGCGGAATATAATCAATGACTAATTGCGCAACATAAGCATCTGAACTTGGTACTAAAAAAGACTTACTTTCAATTACTGTCGCATATGTTGTACCATCATCTGTATCCGCTGTAGGATCTGAATACTTGATTTCGCCTGTAGTGAATCCAAAGAATCTTGTTTGCTGTGCGTTTGATTTACCGTAGCTGTCAATTGTTCCTGTGTAACTGTTAATCGGTCCAATAAGATCGTCAATATAGACACTTCCAGAATTAAAGTCAGTATCAGAAATGCAAGAAACTCCATCGAGTGTACCGAAAGACCATGCCTGAGTTTTGAAGCTGTACGTCCAAACATAATTAATGGTACCCGCGACAGGTGGGATAACTAAAGAATACTCCGCATTAAATGGGTCATACGATGCAAACAACTTAGATTGATCTGCAACTTGCTGAGCTAACATCACTTCAATCGGCGCACCGATACGCGATAGCTGCGCTTGGCTATCGGGTTGAGACCCATTAACGTTAAGAGTATATATAGACTTAGAACGATGATCGTACCATGCAATACCGTCTGGAATCTTAACTGCGGACCAAGGGGAATCGCAGCCGACGTTGGGAGCACCCGTGAAAAAATAGAAAGGATTGGATGCTGAGGCTTGCTTAATAGCAAACCAGACAGTCCGCTCACGCAATATAACCATACGAGTTGCAAACCCGAACAGCCCCGTAATGTCATCTGAAGCGTCAGATTGCGACTCGACAAGAGGTCCGAACCCAGCAGAAATGTCTACAAGAGGGTCCCACTCAGCAAAATTTAAGTCCCCAGACCATCCAATTTGGATAGGGCTAGGACTAAGCCCTGCAAGATTAGCTCCAACAATACGATTACTAAAGCTAGTAATATACCTATACTTAGGCGCATTACCCAACCTAGCGTACGTATTGGCAGACAAGTTAATTTTCTGAATATAGTCAACACCATTGTTGCTAAAGAAGAATTGGTCATTAGCATTCGTGATGTTGAATCGGTCGGAACTAGTGCCAGATATGGCCGTGCCGGAAGTAATTTCTGTCCATGAGCCTCCGGCACGTTTGTGAATTTTATTAGTTGTAAATCGCAAAAAGCTGACTGTACTCGAGAAATCTTCATAAGCTGTTACCAATAGTACAGGCGTACTAGTCGGTTTAGTTGGAGTTAATATAGTCATGCCATTGCGACGCTCTGTACGATCATATCTAACAAAAATATTCTGACCGTACGATAACTGATTATTAGCGATATCAGTAGCATCTAAAGCATTAACAATACCGCCATTGAGTCGAGCTTCATCCAACAATTGCATCTCAGCAAGTTGAATTGGAATATGCCGCAACTTATTCTTATCAGGAACTCCTCGTAGGCGATTATGCATCTTCGTACCAAACTCCAGCGTAGTATGTAAACACATACATCTTATTCGCTGCTAATAGTTTATTTGCAGCAGTGTTTGTCTTAATACTCGTACCGTGCTGGATAGTTGTATTGCCATCACCGAGACAACGAATAGTTTGACCACTAGCGCCGCCATCAAAATTAGTCACAGTTACAGGACTAACATTAACGAATACAAGTACCTGCATATTAGGTACAGCAGGCGTTACGTCACCAAAATTTGCTTTAGATAAAGCAACATCAGGTAGTACAGAATGCGCAACACCGCCCGCAAAAACAACTTTATCATTCTCGATGCGCATTACTTTTTCCTCTGCTCAAGTTGAATAAGTCGGTACTCTTGCAAGCGTAACTGTGTAACTAAATCTGATAGAGTTTTTGCCAACTCTACTTGCGTCTGTACAACAGTGGCAACTGTAGTTTGTGTGTGTTCTAAGTTTGTAGATATGCGAGCAGCTCCCCAAACAAGAACACACACATTAATCATAAACGTCACAACTGTTGCTAATAGTTGCCAAGATACAGGCGCAGAAGGAGGGGCTTCTGGCGCGTCATTATTCATTTATGGATGTGCAATTGGTCCAGACCACGTTGTATTAGGCTTAGTCCAGCCGCCTCTAAAGCGAGCTGTTGCGCCATAAAGAATTGGAGTTGGTGCAGTAACGTGTGCAGCTTGGAATGAATTAAATACAGCGAAACCACCAGGCCCCACATGAATCCAAGATGGCGCAGTACCACCACTAGCCGGTCCAGCAATACTTACAATACCCCGTCCAGAGCCATAATCACAATCAATATCCATAGTCAACAAATCAGAATCATCAACAGTATCGTAATTAATAACGATCTGGTCATCTGTAGAATTGACATGAAGCACAGCGTATCCCGAAGGTCCAACATTAGCAGGATCAGGATCAGCAATATACAAATCTACAGTAGTAAAGTGCACAAGATTCTCAATGCGCACCCGTGGGTAACCAGACGATGATGAAGATACATAACAATCACAACCTGGCCCAGGATAAGTTCCTGAGATGACAATATTAGATGCAAATGTCGGTAGCGTGTTACTACTAATTGGATACTCAAGATACACGCCAGAACCAGCAGAAGACTCAATATAAAATGAATACTTACCTTGAAGTGCTGCTGTTGCTGATACTTGAGTTTGCATCTGTGATCCTAGATACTGTACACAATTATGCACAGTAACAGTACTAATAGATCTCGTCGAGGCAAAGATTCTATTAAACATATTACAAAGCGTGGTTTTGAGAAATGACAACAGCCGCGTAATTAGTACCATCATAAATAGCTCCAATAATATCTGTACGACTAGCTGTTGTCGTTAGCGTTGGCGCTGAACCACCAAAACCCCATTTGAACGTAGCAGGCCATGTTACAGTACGACCGCCTGTACCGTCCTGCTTAATGTAAAATACGTATTGACCACCAGCAACAGGATTGCTAATAGTTAAACCTGACACATTGCCAGTTAACGTCATCTTCTGCTGAGCACCATTATCCAAATCAAGTGTCGCAGCGCCTGTCTTGTTACCAGCATCATAAATATGTGTAGTAGCTTGTCCAGTTGAATGTCGAACATTACCTTTTAGCGAAGCAAGATACGCATCACGCGTAGCTACAAAATCACGCAAAACTGTAACATCACCAATGTTTGTAACTAAAAGCAAATCAACAGTGTCACTACTATCACGAATAGCAAGACTCGTTGCACCAGCTAAAATTTTCGCTACAGCCGACTCACTAAGATTCAACTTACTCCACTTCAAAGGATCAGTTGCAGTATTCCAATCTGCCGTAGAGCCACCAAGAGAATTGATGCGTTCTGCAATAGCAACTTGAAGTTGTTGCAAAAACGTATCTAGTGACGCAACAGTTTCAGAAGCTCCGACAGGTCGCGTATTGTCCCAAGTAATCGTAAACGCCATTAGTAATTATCCTCCATGATAAACTCTACACCAGCACGACGAGAATCGTATTCTTCTTTAGCCTCTGTTGGCGTAATGGAAGATATTAGTCCAACTTGATATGCAGCAGAAGCTTGTGCTCGCACGTAGTCACCAAGCTTATGAAAACCTCTAGTTACGGCGCCATACAAAATCGTCTCAAACCACTCCTGAGGACCAAACATTATACCAGTACTAAAGTCGCCGAGGATCTTTCGACGATACATCGTCAAGGTATAAACACCGTCAGGCGTCGGATAAAGAATAATCTCATCATTGCGTCTAAAGTAAGCGACAGGCTTACCAGAAGCATCAGTTGAATTTTGATAGTGTTGCTCGTAAAAATCAAAAGTAATACGATCAATTGGAGAGTGTTGCTTTGACACATCATCTTCAAAATACAAACCCTCAATAGCATCTGTAGATGCTGGGATCGTATATGCAGCTTGATCTAATACAGTTGTAATCGTTTGTTCATCTTGCATTGCTGTAAAGTGAAACTTACTCATAAGTTCACTTGCAGCACGATCAATTAGCAAATCAGCACTAGGGTCAGGCAATTCAATATCATCAACACCAAGATGATCGCGAAGCTCAGTTCGCATCTGAGCGATTGTAATATTCATGTAAAATGGCTCCTGCAATCGTGAACAAGACTTTACTACTTCGCTGCGCGAAGTAGGCTGACGTTAGGTGAGACTCATTGCAAGGAGGGTGTGTTCCCTTCGCTCGCTCGCTTCGCTCGCTCGCTACGGAGAACACACCCAGCTTACAACGAGCACGCTAGCGTTAGCGCACTTCGCTATGCGTGTAAAAGCATTGTGCAGGACGACACGGTGTCGAATACCCGCCCGGAAGTTAGCCTAGTCTTATCGCGAAGACATTGATATAAGGCTCGCTACCTATACGCTCGATGCGCACAGATACAATTGTATCCGTTTCGAGCTTATGTATAGCCGACTTTCCAAATGGTTTGGTTAACTCTGTGCCGTCAGAAATGATAGAAACTAGGGAGTCCACTTGCGTCTCATGTGAAAACTCCCAGTTCCCCGCCCGCAGATATACGCTAGGCCCATGCACAACGGACTTTGGACTAGCTCCACATAGCAATGCAATACGCATTTTAGTAGTGATTAATAAGCATCTTAGCCTGCGCAGCGGCGGAACCAGCTTCAACACAAGTACCAAGGTGTTGCTGTGCCGTGTGCGTAGTTGTAACAGTACGTCCAGCAGTAGCACCAGACGGATAGCAGGGGTTACCAGCGGCCAATCCACCAACACCAGCGATAATGTAAGCGATACCATCAATCTGAACAGTTACGCGCTCGTTAACAAGAGCCGCAGTCTGTCCAACATAGCTAGCCTGATTGAGTGTAGTATCGAGAACGGTATCACCAAGCGAATCACCACCAACAACCACACCGACATATGCGGCGTAATCGCCAGCGGTAGCTGACTTCGCTACAGTATTGGCGGCAGAAGCGTAAACATTATCGCCAACGAGAAGTGTGCCAGCGGCCTTGAGAATAACGCAAGTACCTCCAACACCACCGAAGTCGCCAACATCAGCTTGACCAAGCACAATGTTGCGAAACTTAGTTGCATTCATGAGGTTGCCTCCTTAGGAAGGATTGGCCCCGAACCAACCACGAGGATCAACAAACCAGATAGCGAAACGCATATCGGCCTTATACTTCGCCGCATCCGTATCGAAATCGAAAGTGTCGTCCATCGAAAGCTCACGACGCGTAAGGAACCACGCATCATTAAGCATCGGATCAACCATGAAATAAGACTTACGAGAAGTCTTATAGTGCGAAATGGTGATCTTCGGCTTACCAAGGCGGCGCTTAAGCGCGTTGTCTTGGTTCTCAGCAGTAAACGGCTCCTTGTCAGAATTGAAAATCTGGAGCGCACGGTTATAGTCACCAGCGTTATTCCCGATAATCAGATTCTTCGGATCAATAATCATTGGGTCGCCGTTATGGTCAACGGAAAGCTGCGCAAGATCGAGCAGCGCCGTAATACCAGTAACAGAAAGCCCAACTTCCGTCGTCGGGCGATTAGCCCAAGTGGACGAGCTATTGATACAAGTGTGAGCCGTGCTAAGAAGCGCGAGTCCATCAATGCCCTTGTAGTTAGTACCAGTAAAGGCATCGTCAAGGAAACCAGCAGCACGATATTCCTTGGTCTTAGTCGCTGCGTTAGCAAGCCACTTCGACGCTTGATTACCCTTACCGTACTTGTCATCTTCGACAGCACGACGAGTAATCATAAAGCCGAGTGCAAACTCCTTGTCAACAGCAACGACCTTCGGACCCATCTTCGGATCGTCATACGTAACGGGCTCACCATCATTACGCTCGTAGAAACGAGACATACCAGTGATGATCGTAGCCGAAATTTCCGGCTCGGTCATACTACCAGTACGCAAAAACTCAGGATACTCAACAGGATGAGCCTGATAAGTATCACGGAAGTCCTTACGCAGACCGGGACGGAAAAGCAGATTAAATGCGCCTTGTGTAATCATTGTTAGTTAGTCTCCTTACGCCACGAGAACGCGAGCGGGCATGATCTTGAAGAACACGACACCAACATCAGTATCAATGTCAACAATAGTCACGCACGCATCAGTAGTAACTTGCGCGGTATCGACACACCACTCGCTCGAATAAGCCTTGAGACCATAGTTAACGCCGATGTTAGCCTGAGCTGGCGCAATCGGAGTAGCCGAACCGTTAACGAGACGGCCAGAAAAGATAATAGTAGGATCTGCGCGCACGTAAGAAATTTCTTGCGCACGGCCAGTGTAGACCGTAGTTTGCGCTGCATTAGCAACATCATAACCAGGACGCGTTGCTACGCCTTCGAGAGCGATACCAACAATGGTAGCGCCTGTGATAGGCGACGTCGCTTCGACCAATTCACCAGACGTCAAAGCAAGCACAGCGCCTGCAATGAACGTTTGCCCAGTAGCGTACTTACCCGACGTAATCATCGGGATCGTAGTGCCGGGCGTACGAGCCACCTTAATTGTACGACCCATGAGAGAATGCTCCTATTACACAAGTTTGTTATCATTGAGAGCACGTGCAATATCGGCTTGTGTAATCTTGCTAGCAGATCCATCAAGAATAGGAACGATGCCATCTTCAACAAGTTGATTTGCTGACTTAGCATATTCCTTTTCTTCTGCTTGCTTCTTACCAGCACCGACAGCATGTGCATCTTCAAACGCCTTAGCGCGCATACGATCAATAGTATCGCGCACGCTCTTATGGCAAATCATAAACACCGTATCACCAACGATAGCCTTGCCAGTTCCATCGCTGTGTAAGCTACGCTTAGGAGCATAAACTGTATCAATAACAAACCCTAAAGCTTCATAACGAGCAATTTCCATCTTATCGTTCGGTACCCACTCACCATGAACATCGTCAGGCAAGAGTACCTTAAGCCTATCAACAACAATACCACGATCAAGAATATCAACTAGACGAGGCTGCGTCTCCGCCGCACGAGCGACAAGAAATGCGTGCATCTTGTCTTCTTCTGTGACATGATCGACACCTTCGCCGATAACAATGTCAACTTTGCGCTCTGCCATATTACTTGCCTCCCTGCGGCTTAGCCATGAATGCTGTCTTATCAGCATCGCGCATGGCTACATATTCCTCATCGCTCATCTTGTAATAACGCGCAAGCGAGCGTTCCTGCTCCGTAATTTGCAAAGGGGCCTTGTTCTCATTACGAGGCGGAGGATTATTAGACGGCCTAAGGTGAGCAGGAAGCATAGTTTGATTAGGCTGTTGTGGCGTTTGTGGCGGCATTTGCCGCTGTGGAGTCTGTGGCTGTTGAAATGCCGTAGGATTTTGATGGAACATCTGTCCAACGAGCATGTTGTACAGTAGCACAATCGAGTTGTTATCAATCGAAACTAGTTGATTAACAGCCTGATCAAATTGACTTTCGATCTGAGCAAAGTACGGAAATGACTGTACATTCGCACGCAACTGAGCCTTTGCTGTGGCAATCGCATTAGCCTTCTGCTGCGTTTGAATATACTCATTCATCATGTTATTGATCGGCGTGATTTGCTGCTGAATTTCACGCTGAACAACTTGAGTCACAGCGTCAATAGGACGCTGCATGAACATCTGTGTCTGCTGCTCTGGCGTAAGCGGAGGAGGCGCTTTCTGAGCATCCTCAATTTCTTTAAGCCTACGCTCAGCCATATCAGCACGACGAGCTTGCGCAGCAATAGAATCTTGAATCAAGGCTGCGACGCGAGGATCAAGCGTTGGACCAGTCGGCGCTTGTGGATTCAATCCGACTTGATTTAGATTAGGATCACCTTGGAGATTTGGGTCAGTAGGCGTAATCGGATTTTGTGTCGTTGTCTCCGTCGTCACCTGCTGGTCCAACGCTTGGTCTTGTTCGGATGCCATCTGGAATATTCCTTGAGTTATTGTTAAGGTCTGTTACATAATCGAGAATAAGGCTAACGGCTTTGTAGTAGCCTCTATTCTCAAAAGCTTCTTCGCTAGTCTTGAATACAGCCATCTGCTCAAGAGCGGTACCACGAATATTTCTAATTAGTGCTAGTAGTGCAGACCACTCATTGTGGCGCGCCAATACCCGGAGGTCCTTGATTCTGTCCGGCTCCAGAAAGCTGCTGAGGTCCGCCATTGAGAATTTCCGAGAGAATAATTCGATCGACGTTACGAATATCGTACGCCTCAAGGATTTGCTTCATCGCTTCAGTAGCTGCAACGTAACCCTTCTGGCCAATAACAGCCATCATCTGCTGGTCACCAGTCTGCATTGCAATATTACTAACTGCTGTGTAATACTGCTGAATGAGTGCCGCTACAGTTTGCCAATTTTGCCTATCAATTAGCTTATTGTTCTGTTGTCCGGCAACACCAACTTCCATAACAAGCGCATCGCGCAGCATGTCAGGTGGAAGTTGCATTAGTTGCATGATAAGCGGACCATTTTCGTTTACAGAATAATATGACTCATTTTTAGGTCCAAATTGGCGTAGATTAGAAGCAATGTCTCCGACTAATTCGTTTGTGAATCGTTTGATGTTCTTGTAAACGAAGTCGAATTTCTTGTTTCCTTCTTGGATTCGTGCCAAATCGCTAGTTGCTGTACCTGGTGTACCAACTTGCGGCATTCCAAGTGTGACTTCGTTAACACCAGTTCTTTGTTGAGAGTAAATAACTGTTTGGTTTTCGTTGTTGTAAGCAGAAGGGTATAGCTCACTAAACTTAAAAGATTCAACGTCAGAAGGATCATCGACGAACCAAATTTTACCGGGAAAAATCGGCTCTTTCGGCCCATAACCAGATAGCTTTTTAACTTTAAGCATCTGGACATTTGCGAGTGTTCCATTATCAAGCCTTTGCCTATGTTGTGTAGTGACTTCACGTTGAAATTGTTCGTTCTGCTTACAGATTCCAACGCCATTCCACCGATATTCAAGCGGAAAATACACACCAAGTCGGTATGGACGACGCAAATCATCGTACCAATTATAGCGCACAGACATAATCGTCTTAGACGGTCTATGCAAATGCACTACAATTTCACGATCCTTCTCACCATCAACAGCAAAACTCAACCAAATCTCAACCCAATCAATACGTTGAGGCCACGCAGCCTTGAGATCACCTAGTTCAGCTACGAAGTTTTCGTATTTACGTTCTCCGTGCTGACCTTCAATCTGCGTTGCAGTAACATAATTGATAAGTTTATCAAATGTACCTTCACGAAAAAATCCAGAATGCTCTAGTTGCTTAACTTCGTAAGGTGTGCGCGAGTGTTGCTGCCCCACCCACGGCGAAGTTTGCGGATCTTTTGCGTACAACGGCATTAGTAGGTTAGTAATTGGTACCCCATCTAATGTCGGGCCTTGCTTTGTAACGACCTCAAAGTCCTGTGATGTGCCGTCTGGAGCATCCCTAACCGCAGTTTTCACAATGCGCTCATACGAACTAAGAGCACAACCAGTTCCAAACTTACCAATCTCTAGAATTGGATCATTTAGCTGCTTTTCGACGCCAATGTCGTTAAGACAAACATGGTCAAGCCACTGTTCGTATGGACGCGCAAGGTGAGTAAACGCTGCCGTCTTCGGTTTAACACTCACGAACTGTGACAACCCAAAAAGAGTAGTCATAATTCGTGAGTGAATCGCCTCAACAGCAATAGCAGTCAACGGAATGACAATGGTAGAGGCCCCCGTGAACGGAAATGTAACTTTGTCCTTTGGGGGCTTCGCCCAATAATCCTTCTGCCAACGCTTAACGTCATCGACAAAGACGTCGCGATCGGCATAATGATTAAGCAGCTCATCCTCAAGATACGAAATTAATCGTTCCTCAATTTCAGGACCGAGATTAAGTTCTCTAGGATATTGTTGTGCCATTAGCGTCTGCGCCTACGTAGAATTGACATGTAGTACATGTTAAACGACGGCGTAGTTACGCCCGGCGAAATTGTATCAAAGCCTGAGAATAGGAGTAGCCAAAACATCATACCTCCTTATCTAGTGACAGATGATACAGAGGAGCTGCCGCCAAGCGTAAGGGTATCAGCAACAGTAACACCATCCTCCTCGTAGAACGTGATAGTGCTGCCACTAATAACAACACGAGACAATGGCATACCACCAGACAACATCCAACCGAGAAGTGACTTTGTTGCCCCAGCAGTCAATCCAGACAAATCACGCTGGAAAATAGCATCAGCAATCTGTGTAGTCGTTGGCGCTGCCGAATAAGGATCATCGTTAAGAAGATCAATACAGACAGTTTCATCAAAGATACCAGAAAGCTTAAACGTAACATACACACGATCAACGCCAGTAGCGAGTGCTGCATTCGGCAAATCAAGACGCACAAGTCCAGGTGCGTTTGTACCATCCTTAGCTACAAATCCACCACTAGACCACGCGCCAGTAGACGTTTGAGTCGCTAACGTAATTGCCGTAGGCGTTCCAGTTTCACCGCGCGTATAATACACAGTCAAGCCTGCTGTGTTATACGCTAAGCCAGTCTTACCTTGTCCAGCCGGAGACGATGCCGTGTCTCGCAGCATAACGAGAATAGACTTACTTGTTGAGTCTTTTGCAAAAGCAAAACCACCCATTAGTAAAGTCCTCCAGAAAACATTGGTCTGAAGATATGAGGCGCTGGCGCAGAAGACGCAGCATTCTCACGAAGTCTAATTAATGCAGCCGGTCCAGCAGGAGCATTCGCAGCAGAACCAGATGCAGTTAATGCAAACGTTTGCGCTCCAGACGACGGTCCTGTGTTGATTACATTATCACCAAGGATGTACCTTAACTGAGATCCGGTAGCCACAGCGGTATTAAATCGACTTGAGTATGTTGCTGTCATTCCAGCACCAGTTAAAGCTTGGCCAGAAATTGTGTATGCATCTGTATTAAGACATGCAATACATACGGCAAGATCACTCGTTGTCAATCCAATATCTGAGGCAAATACCCAGCTAACAGCCGTAGTGCCACCTGCGTTCAACGCTTTAGTTAGCACAGAAGTTGCTGCGAAACCAAGTGTAGAGTGATAAGCAACCATTCTACCAACCATAACATCTGTAGTACCACCAGTCAGTGTTACAGTTTGATTGCCTGACTCAGAACCAGTCGCAGTCTTTTCATATACACCAAGAAGAACTTTACCTTGATCTGACGTTCCATCTGTGCCCGCGCCGCCTGAAAATGGAGTGAACAATGCAGTCCACCCCGCAGCAGAAAGATCTGGATACGTAAAGTTAGACCGCTTTGCCCAAATAGGCATTAGAATCTTATCACCAGAAGTTAATCCAGTAATAAATGGAACGTCAATTGATGCTGCCGCAGCACTAGCAGCCGTTCCCGGACCAACAAATGTAATTGTCATGGCGGCCACGTAGTGTGATTAGGAACGGTTCTCATTACAGATGGAGACCTAGGAAGATTACCATGTGCATAATAAGAAGCATCCATAGTATATCCCCAATATTCTCCAATATTCTTCCAAGCATTTCCTGTTCCCGCCGACGGAGTTAACGAAGACATTGTGGAAGTCTTGATAACTTCATCATACCACTGTGCATACGTTTTTCCGTTTACGGTTGCCGCGGGAAGAATCTGCGAGAGATACGCCAGCGAAGTAACAAAATGAGGAAGATAATAAGAAACACCACCCCGATAATCTCCTCCATACAACGTTGCGTCAGTTTCCGGACCTTGCAAATCGTTGTAGCGATACTGGACTCTATATCCACTTGTACCACCTGTGACAATGTTCTCGCAGAATAGATTAACGTTCTTCTCGATCCAAGCATTCAATCTCGAATCTCCAAGAACTTCATCCATACTTCTAATCAGAAACTGTGTAAAATATCCAGTCTGAAAATGAACGCCATCACCTGGCTGAGAACCAATTTGTGTTGGCTCAGCAGGAATGTTTGATCCATGACCAGTAATTCCATTCATATGACCAACACGAACTTGCCTACGCGTTTCAATTGCATCATACATCCAAATATATTCAGTTTTGAAATCTCTGAATCTATTTCCATAGGAAGACGATGCAACCTTTCTGTTCGCTTCAAGAACGTAGCCTAAAAACGCTGCGTGCATAGATTGCAGATTGAATCTCGGGAAACCGCTCTGAGCGATATATCCATTATTCCCCGCAGAAGCAATAGCAAATGCACGCGTGCTCTTATCGAACTGTTGTGCAATGTGATTAACACAAGCGTAATACGGAGCAAAACTTGTTAGTGCGTACGCTGCGGCATAATTGAAATATCTCTGTGAATGCCATTCAGCCGCTTTCTGATCAGGCCCAGTGAAATAAGCATCCCCATAAACATTAAGCCTAGGCGTCATTTCTGTAGCAGTGGACGATCCGATGGTATATTGAGAATACCATAGTGCTCTATCCATTGCCTCAAAATACTCTACCGTGTCGCCAGTCTTGCACCAATAAGCAAGTAGAGCAATACAATGATCGTAAGAAGATTGGCTATTACCTGCGCCAACTTCTGTTGTCCTCATAATATTGACCCAAGTCTTTAATAGATCTGTCCAACCTTGCTCTCTACTTGTCTCCAAGTATCTAGGTAGTAATGGCATATACGTACAATACGTTCCACAGAGATAATCTACGCTCGTTGGAAGAATTGCAGTTCTAAGCCTATAGATACCACCACCGCTATCGTAATAAAGCGAGGTCAGGTCTGTAGCAGATCTAGTTAAATCCGTAGTGGTTCTAGTTGTACCCAAAACAACTTGCGCAGCTACTGCCGTTCCACTATGAGCATAATTCACTTGAATGTGAATTGAACGCAGCGATCCGTCAGTATGCTTTCCTCTAGTAGACTCACAATAGATTGCTTGCTCAACTCCACTAATCTTAAGTTGAACCTTTCCAGCATCTACATCAGACTGAAAAAGATACCCAGGAGGAAGTGGAACATTACCATACAATCTAGCGGAGCTAGTAACACCATCCCGCCGATGCAACTCAACTGCAATAGTATTAGATGCTGACGCTGCCGAGGTAACACCTGTAACAGTAATATCTTGTGATGCAACACCGACATTCGTGCAAGAGACTCTCAATACAATCACAGCCGAACCAACAGCATTACTATGAATTGTATTCGTAAAATCTAAAGAATACGTGTTTCCTGCGCCAGATAAACTAGGGGTAATCCAAGAACCGCCACTAATAATGTTGACAGCAACTCCCGTAAGAGTTCCGCCACCACTATTAAAGACGGTAATAGGATAACCAGAAGCAACCGGAATACCGCTGGTTGCATAAATAGTACGTGAGGTATTACTAACACTTAGTACAGGAGGCAAGCCCGGATCAGGAGGCGGAGGCGCTGCTGTAAGTGCAGCTCTACGACGCTTACCTGCGCGAAAAAGAAAAAGTCCCATTTACGCCGTCCACGCCTTGCCAGCCTCCCAGCTACGATCGGCTGTCACGTTGCTACTAGACTTAATGCGAAATCCTCCAACAGCGGCAAGCTCAGCATAAACACGAGCAGTACCTTGGTTTGGAGCAGGAATAACAACACCAGCACTATCATGCAAATCAGACCAAACCGATGATGCCGTAGGTTCAGCCTCAAAAGCAACTTGAATCTTAAACGTAAACGCCGAGTCAGTACCAAGCGAAGCTGGCGCGTACAAAGAAACAAGATAGTTATCTTGAATAGCTTGTGCCGCACTCAAAATATTACTAACGTTAGCTCCGTTAGGAATAGTAAGTGACGGCAACCTATTGTAAAAGTTTTGTGTCATGTTAGCGGCGCTCTGTCGTGGAGTGTGAAACTGCGCTTATACCATGCTGCGCTTCGCTACGCATGGGACAATACTCATTGCGCAACTGGTATTTTAAGCTCGCTCGCTCGCTTCGCTCGCTCGCTCCCTCAAAATACCAGTTGCTCTAGGACCAGCGTGCGTGCGCAGCGATGGGCAGTACGGAATAAGTGTATGTGCCATTCCCGCCGCGCCGCAATTAACTTTCTGGAGGAAAGACTTGATCGCAAGGTTCGTACTTCGCATCAAATAATTCCTTCTTATAGATTATTTGTCGCGATGTACCTAGTGTGACTAGGTAATCACCTTTAACTCCACGCGTACCATCGTCGAGATAAAGTTCATCCATAATACGCTCAGCAAAGAGCATAGCGTCGTGATTATCCTTCTTGCGATAAAACATTAGCAGGGCCTCTTCTTAGATCCCTTACTTGGCTTCTTTTTCATTGTCTTTAGTGGAAGCGTCCCGCAGTCCCACCGCGGCGATAACTAGGCCGATTGCCTCAGTCCACACAGCGGCATTATTACGATCTCCAGCAAGTACAAGCGAAACAGCACTAAGAAGTGCTCCCCAAAACGTCTTGCTCTTGAGAGGATTGTGCTTAAGCATGTTACTCGTAATTTGAGTATCCTGTATGCATATCGCGATCGGCTAACATAGCTGCTTCATCTTTAGCTCGTGACTCTGTAACTCGTGCATTACTAGCTGGCTTCCAAAACTCTGGACCATATGCTAGTGCATCGAGTAAGTGATAGTCAGAGATTGTTCCATATAAATCATACTCCTCAATAAGATCCGTAAGCCCTTCATTAAAGAAGATTTGCTTACCAGAGAACCAGTTAGATAAACCATCGACACGCAAAGACTTCTCTCTATTCTTTGTCTTAGCAGGCTCGATGTGGAATCTAATGTTTCTCCTAGGCATCTCCATCTTAAGCCAATGCCTATAGACTTTTGAAAAGTTGACCTCCTCAATAACAACCATACGAGGACGATAGCGCGCAACGTCAGCGAAGATTTCTTCGATAAGCTCAGGAGGGCTAAAGGCTTTCTTCTTTGCTTTAAGCACAAACACGCGCATACGAGCGTCGGTGCCTGTGATGATATACCCAGCTTCATGCTCAGGAGCAGGATCAATTAAGATCGTAATGTCAAGATCTCGAACATCAATCTGCTCTAGCCTAATTTGACTCAGTGGTAATCCGTTAAGTCCAATCTGTCCGCCGTGCACAACAGCAAGTCGATTGTAACTTGCGTATGTGTAGTATTGTTTCCAATCAGCACGAAACTTAGTTAAGAAGCTCGTAGGATTATTAGAGTACTGAATCCAAGTCTTAGGAGACCTCTTAAGAATCTTAAGCTTCTCAAGTGGAAATTCTTCAGGAAAGATTGAGACTATTTTACCTGTCGTCGGATCTCTTTCTTCGCATGACCGAATGTACTTGATGATTTGATTTCCATAGACCTTATGGATATGTGAATACAAATCATCCATAGCATAACGCGTACCAATCACATCAATATGATCTTTGGCAAACGTAGACAAGAAAGACTGGATATTATCAAACCAATCTATTGTCGTGGCGCGTTCAGTTTCAGAATCTCTAGCCTTATCACCAAACAAGTCGTCACACTTAAGAAAGTTGTAGTGGCGACCCTGTGCTTTAGCTCCAACGCCTAACGTATCAAATGTAGGCTCGCTCCAGAACTCACTTCTAGGTAACTCTAGCTCGCCTTTGTTGATGCGTTGTTGCTTGAAGCTTGGGATAGCTTCTGGAAATAATCCCATGAGAATAGGGTTACCCAGAAAGTGTCTGGAAATTTGAAACAAGAATCGCTGGGCAGCTCCATCGGTTTCATGGGTAATGCACAATCTAAGGTTTGTACCTAAGCAATACGGCCAAGGACTATCACCATCATCATCAGGCAGTCCTGCTCTAATTGAATCTGCTACCGTATTGATAGTTGATTTGTAATGTCCCCTAGGGAGTAACAGCTCTCGAAACTGCCAGTGCTCTGTCGCTTGTAACCATTGACAGAGATGCGCGTGTAACCCAGGGGACAACTTTTTGTAGCCAAGAATCGTAGTTGTGAGAAACCACAAGTTCTTCTTAGCTAGACGACGTAATGATTTCCATTCCTCTACGGTATATTCTTGGGCTTCTTTCTCCGCCGCACGAATATTCTTGAGTAGCTGTGACTGGTCAATTACATCGCCAATGTACAGATCTGTTATGTCGGACATAGCATAGACATAGAAAACTCAGCCCCTTTCTGCTTCAGGCGGGATAACATCAATAGCTTCAACTTGGTGCAACTTTGAAATGCGCTCAAGTGAAGCAAGTCCTTCCGACAAAGCCTTAGATGTATCTGTAGCGACAATAAGCGTTTTGTTATTGATGAATTGAATTGGCGCTCCGTTCGCAGCTTGTCGCTCAGCGCCAAGTGTACCCGCCCCAGACAAAAACTTCATGCTGCGATCGAACATAGCTAATGGTGACTTATCTGCATAGTCATCATTATTAATGTACGACTCTACACGTGACATAGCTTTTGTCTTCAATGCATCAATGCGCTCTGCAAGAGTCTCTGTATTACTACGCCGCAAGCGATCTAAGATAATGCGTTGTAACGCCTTACCCATATCGCTATTAACAATATTACCAATGTGAACTGGCGTATAACCAAATCTCTTACCAATCTCATCGTAAGACAAGCCAGTACAAGACAAGCCTACAATAGCTTCATACTCAGGACGCCACTCTTTAGGATTCCATCGCTTCTTGATTCTAGCTCCACGAGTAGCGCCTACAATTTTTCCGTCGATGATTTCTGACATTAGTAGTAGACGCGCTTGGGTGAAACTTTCTTAGGTTTAACCATGCGACCCTTGGCACGCACAGCTTTATCCATGGCTTTAGTAAGTCTTCCAGCGTAAGATTGCCTAGATACTCTACGCAAGCCAACGACTTTTCTCATAGCCATAATTTTTGTTCCTAAGTGTGGTTGCTATCAGTAAATTACAACAAGCGAAGTGTTGAGGCAATGCGTGGCAAGATGTATTTTACAGTTGGAGATGTGGATTGGTGTGAGTTGGATTACTTTAAACTATTTTTCTGGGCACGTATTGTAAGGGTTGTATCTGTGTGGAAGGTGCTAATCATTTTTCCCCCTCCCCCCTTCTTACCAATAAGCGCAGCATCAGCGTAACCAGCAAGATCAACAACAAAAACAAAAACATTACAGTTAGGTTAATGCGGCCTCGCTTCGCCGGGGAGAGGCCGTAGATAAAATGTAAATGCTGAGAGTAGTGAGCCTAATGATAATAAGACCACTACACGTTAAGACTCAGCTTAGAGGTTAGATTGGTTACCACTCCCAGTCCTCCGCAACATCCACTCCACACTCCAATCTCCCATGTGGCTCTACATCGTACTCTACGTTACCGCAAGACTCAACGATGGTACTATCTTCGAGACTGGTAGCGTTCACCTCACACGGGCTGGAGCAATGCAGTACGCTCGCAACAATGCACGGGGCAGAGATTTCCAGATCGTCACGCGTCCACTTCTCAAGGATTAGCGCAATGCACATCATCATTGAAGCAGTCTTCACCGAACGCGGAACACTCGCTACCGAGAAGGGAAACATTCTCGTGCATCCTGAGTGGTACGGTGATCTTGAGCTCAACGTGGAAGTTGCAGTAGAACGTGCGTACGGATACGTTGAAGCGATGTATCCCGACAGCAGCTTCGACACCGACTACGAACTACACCAAGCAGCAATCAGCTAATCACAATAAGGGAGCCCGCTTAGGGGGTGCGCGGGCTCTCATCCAATCACCAGTGAGGATAACACAATGTGGTTCGTCATTGAAGTCTCGCGATACGTTACGCTGCAACCATCCTTCAAGGTGGTTGGTTTGCATCAGACGCAGAGTGAGGCATTACGTCATTCCGCTTCACGCAACAACTCGTTCGCGCGAGAGCAGAATGACATCTACATCGTGGCAAATGCTTCATCGCTTCGCGCAGAGCACTTGACTCTCGTGACCGCTGCGCCTAAGTGAGTGTGTCTGCGCCTAACCGCGGCTTATGCGTGGGGTGTGCGCCGAAATTCATGAATCCAGATTCACGTAATCGAATACGTTGTTAAGAAAGCGTAAAGATTGCATTTTACCCTCTTGACAACATTTGCACCGTTAACTAGCTTTGCTTCTCACGCACGACCCAACACCAACCGAGACCAACGACAATGACCAACCCGACTAACGCTAGCGTGCTCGCCCGAGTTGCACAGGAAGTTGCGCGCGATGCCTTCAACTTCGCGACGTATCGGCGTACCTGTACCTTCATCATGAACAGCAACGCGCTTGCCGAAATTCTCGGCAACACCAAGGATGAGTATATCGACTTCACGCTCAACATGATCGTGACCGGCGCGAACACCGATCCGCTTAAGCTGTCCGAGAAGCAGCGTCAGGCAATCGGTCGCATTCTGCAATTCAACATGCGCCGGCTGATTGACGCCTACATGGCGAACGAGAACGAGTCCGCCGAAGCAATCGCCGCTGACGAGTCCGAAGTCATCTACTAGACTCATGCGCTACGCGACCAAGCAAGCGACGACGCTAGAAGAACTGCCCGCGCGGAAACGCGCGGCAGCTCTCGCGTTGCGCGCACAAGAGCAAGCAAAGCAAGCGTTGCCCAAGCCTCACCGTGAACCTAATGGAATCACGCCCGCAGGCATGAAGAAGTTTATTCGCGTTCTTGCGCTTGACCACATCCGCAAGACAATCGGACGCGAAGGCGAACCCGTCCTCTTTGCGCGTGAGGTAGTCGCTCACGTTAACCAACTGCTTGCGGACATCGACACGCAGGACGAATTAGCTTGCGACCAGTACGCGCCGAAGGAACTTCGTGATAAGCGCGAACTGACTTCACAGAGCAAGCACGCGATACTCTGGAAGCGTTTGCTTACACTGCAACTTTACGAGTATCGCCGTAGCGCACCAATCACCAGCCGGAAGCAAAGCCTAGAGGATAGGCTGCGAGATGTAGACGAATGGAAGTCGAGAGAATACGACGGAGAAGGTTGGAACGATTAACGAGACGCCCCGCTAGCGATAGCGGGGTTTCTTTTTCCGCAAAAAAATTTTTGAAAAACGCTTCGCGTTTTTCGTTAGGGCAACAGCATGAGTCATCACGTTGTAAGTGTAGCGTGTGCGCCTGGTCTTCGACTAGGCGTGCAAGCTTTTCAGCACAATTTGAGCAAAGTGCAGCGTCCAGGTTTCGCTTCGCTCAAACTGGACTTACACTACAAGATCAAAAGCGAGAGCCAGGCAACTGCAAAAAGCAGGAGCCAGGCAACTGCAAAAGCAAGATCAAAAGCAAGAGCCTTACTCGCATCGGCAGATTTAATTTATGTCGATGTTATAAATTTTTCCGCGCGCCTGACAGCGGGGCGCGCGAGATTTTATGTCTTCACGCTAGAATCATAAGCACACAATGAAACTCAAGTTCACTGAGGCTTGTTGCAATACGACATTTGAGATTAACTCTAACTCAGCAGAGTTGATTGATAAGTGTCCTATCTGCAATACACCATTCTCAATCGAAACAATTCAAGAGATCATGCGAATCAAAGATGATCTCAATCAGTATGACTACATTTCACTCAGTGAGATTTTTGGCACCGATGAATTGAAGCCACTAACACACTAGCATGGTACGAAAGTAGCTCTCCAATAATGAAAGCAGAGCTGCGTACACCATTATTACAATACACCGACTAGACGATTCCAACTCTCCAGTCAATCAGTCAGTCAGGTGAGTTTTTGCTTAGGGGGTGTCCATTTCCAAATCTAGGATGTGGACACTCCCTTTCCAACTGGATTAGTGTAAGTAGTAGTTAGTTAAAAAAAAAAAAAAAAAAAAAAAAAAAAAAACCCCACCCATTACCACCAATTAGGCA